AAAAAGAAGAAAAAGAAGAAAAAGAAGAAAAAGAAGAAAAAGAAGAAAAAGATGAAAGTATTGAAAAAAAAGCTAAACTAGATGAATATATAATGGGCCCAGATAAATTTCCAATACCATATAAGAGATGGGGTTATCTACCTTTATCAATTCAAAATTTTTTAGGAGTTGATAATAAAAAGTGTCAAATTAGTAAAACCAATACAGGATTAAAACTATTTACTCCTTGTTTAATGAGATATGGAGTTGAACAAAGTAAATTTCTTTCATTTATAGCATGTTTAGCAAATGTATATAGTGAATTTAATGGAGGAAAAGAAGTTAATATTAAGCAAATGATAGATATAATTATAGATTCAATTAATATAGATAATTTTATAAATTATAATAATGGAAATCTAATTCAACTATTTAATAATAATGATGAACCGGATATAGATAAATTTACAAATACTAAATTATACAAAAATTTAGATATTAAAAATAGTAACCATATTAATTTTTTTAAAAAAATTGTATCTGCATTTGAAAATTTTAAGAAATTTTTGCGAAGTGATAATATAGTTATTGATTATACATATTTATGGGATATTGTTTCTACTCCAAATCCTAAATTATTTCCAAACGGTTTAAATTTAATTATTTTAGATATAGAAAATACAGATATAACTGATAATGTGAGTATTTTATGTCCTAGTATTAATTATTCAAATGAACCATTTTCTCTCAAAAAAGTTTCTTTATTTTTAATAAAACAAACTAATTATTATGAACCAATATATTTATTTGAAGATACAAAAAAAAATATCAAATTAATAAAATTATTATCGTCTTCAATTCTCTCTAACAATATAAAAAATATTATAGATATTTTACAAACTTTAATAAATAATAATTGTAAACCTTTACCTAGCTTACCTCAAATTTATACATTTGTTCGTAACTTAGATGCATATAGAATTTATAATATATTAACTAGTAAAAAATATGAAGTAGAAGAACAAATTATAAACTATAATGGAAAATGCATAGGTTTATTAGTTAATAAAGATGGAGAAAAGGGATATATACCTACATTTCCATCAAGTATATTAGAAGATATTAATTCAAAATTTATGGATGAATATATGTGGACGACTTATAATAATACATTAAATTTTTTAAATAAAGTTTATATTGAATCTAATGAGAGAATAAAGTGTAAACCAAAAATAAAAATTATAGAAGATAGATTAATTGTTGGTATTTTAACAATTGCCAATCAATTTATATCAATTAATCCACCTATTGAAGATATATTTGGTGATGATCTAGAAAGTATTAATGATAATAATTATATAATAGCAGATATAAAAATTCAAACTAGTAATAAAAAAGATAATGATAGAGAGAAATTAGTTAAAAATATAAAATTAGAACATGACTTTTATAATATTTTCAGAAATCAAGTTAGAATTAATTTAGGTGAATTTAAAAATCAAAGTATTAGAAAAAATCTAGAAAAGATATTACATGCTCCTGATATTTTATATTTAAATAAATTAAATAGCATAGCTAATCTCTTAAAAAAAGTAATAAATAACATTATTTTTAGTGAATATAATGATAAAATATTAGAAAATATAGACGAAGTAACTAATTGTTTAGATAAATCATTATGTAGTGATAAAAGTTTTTGTTTTTTAAGTGAAGACGATGAATGTAAATTAATAATTCCCAAAAATAATTTAATTACTAACTTAGATAATGAAAATAATTATTTTATAAGAGTTGCAGACGAATTAATTAGATATAAGCGTATTAGTTCTTTTATTTTAGAACCCATGGTTTATTTATCATTTGCAAAAATAAAATATAATTTAAATAGTGATGAAATAATAATGTTACAATCATTAATTACTCAACAATATTTTGAAAATTTAGATATTAAAGAAACTAGTGATTATATAAAAAATACGACTTTTGATACAGCTTATCCTAATAAGAGTAAATTTTATAGTGATGAAATATCAATAGATAAATTTATACAGGATTTTGAAACAAAACAATCTGAAAATAAGGTAGAAAAACAAAAATTAAAAATAAATCCAAAGTTATTAATAAAAGAAAAAATTGATGAACCTAAAATAGTAGAAGATAAAGGTGAAGCTAAAGATGAAGATGAAGAATTAGAAGAAAATGTTCCTTTACAAGAAAAAGAAGTAGAAATAGATAAAGATATTAGTTCAATAGAAAAAGATTTAATAGAAGAACAAGAAAAAGAACAAGAAGAAGAAGAACTAGAAAGTGAAAAAATAGAAGAAGAAATAAATTGTCCAATTAATAGAAAAAATTTAGTTGGTAAATGGAAATCATCATTTCCAGCAAATACAATAGAATTATATTTCACATGTGAAATAGCAATTTGTACATATAAATTAATTTTATATATAATAAAAGATTATATTCCTGACCTTAGAAATTTAACTTTAACAGATCTTAAAAATGAATTAGTAATAATTTATAAAAATTATATTAAATATTTACCTTTATTATTTAAGATTTTAGAATCACAAGGTAAAGGAGCTTTAATTAGAATGGTAAAAAATGGTGAAATTAATTTTGATGATTTATTATTGTCAGAAAATTATTATTTAACAAATTTAGATATAGCTTTAATAGCAATTTATTATAATATTCCATTAATTTTTTTATCATCAACTATTTTACAAGAAAATAAAAAAACATTTATGATTGTTAATTCAACCAATAATTTAGATTTCTACTTTATAAGAACACCTGGAATAAGAACAGAGGGATTTCCAGTACAAAGATTATTTGTATATGAAAAACCTTTAATAAGTATTAGAGATATTAAAGATAAATTTAAACAAGATATAGAAAAGGTTAAAGATTTTAATTTTTTAGAAGATTATGTTAAAATATTTGAGAAAAAGAAAAATTAAAAAATTAAGTGTATTTGAAAAATAAATATTTTTTATTTATTACTCTGGATTAATACAATAGAATTAATTTTCTCTATAATATCTCTCCATTCTTTACTTTTATGAAGCATAAATAAATTATCAATTCTATTTTTTACTTCTTCTTTACATTTATATTCTGTTGTTTCATAAAAGTTCATACTTGTTTGTATATGCTGATTACATCTAGCTGATTGGAATGATAAATTTTCTGGATTATTAGAACCTCCTTGATTTAATGAAATAAGATGTCCTATTTCCCATTTAATGTAATTTAATTTCCAACCTCCGTTCATTGGAGAGTTCCAAGCACGAGGTAAAGTATCTTGATATTCATAAATAGGTATATTTCCTTGATTTCTAAAAACTAAATTACCTAATTTTTCAAGCAAATTTATTAACAATTTCTTATTTTTTCCGCAAGCTCCATAATGTCTATATGCAACTTCAGCAAATTGTCTAATTGCTCTTTCTTTATCTTGTATATATCTGTTTTGATTATTTAATAAATTATTTCGATGAATTAATAAAGTTATTTGTTGTTTAGATTCGTCCATTTATTTATTAAATAAAATATATTATCGTAATAAATAAAATCAATTTTATTATTAATAACTAAATATGAATTTAAAATATTAAAAAAAATAAAAATTTAATTTTTAAAAATTAAATATATTTCATTGTAAATATAAATTATAAATTTATAAGAAATATATAGTCTAAATAAAAATAATTTTATAGAAAAGATATTTATAATGATAGGGTATTTATTTAAAATTGTATAATTAATTTTTTTTTTTAATTTATTTATTAATATATGTATATATCTATTATTTAATCTATTTCTTAATATATTATTTGTATTAATTTGAGTATTTATTTGAGTATTTATATTATTTATACTATCTAAGTTATCTACATTTTCTCCATTATTTTCGTTATTTTCGTTATTTGATAAAATAATATTATTCAAAGAAATATCATTATTAATTGGTGTTATGGATTGTCTAATATAATTTTCTATAAATAGGGATAAATTATTTATATTAATATTAATATTTAATTGAGACAAAATATTTTTTGAAGAAATCAAAACAAATTTATTTTTTAAATTTTCTTTAGCTTCAAAAACTAATAATAAATTACTAGAATAATTTAAAAAAATATAATCCTTAATACAATTTTCAAAAGTATTAATTAATAAGTTATCATTATTGATTATTTCTTTATTATAAATTATAAATATTCCATTTTTAAATTCATTAAGCATTTCTTTAATAATTAAAATTTTTTCAAACTTATTTAAATTTTTAACATACTTATTTAAAGTATAAGTTTTTATTAAACTTTCATTTATTTTATAAAAATTTTCCTTATTAAAGTTATCTAAAAAATATAAGTGAAAAAATTGAGGCATTAAAAAAGTAGAATTTTTAATGGTAAAATATATATTATACAAATTAGAAATAGAAAAAGGTAAATTTGTATATGGATTTTTTATATCAATTACAGAAAAATTAAAATTTTCCATATAACAGAGAGAATTATTTATAATATTTATTAAATCACTAATTCTAAATATATAATTTAAATTATTTTCTTTATCATAAATAGTAGTTAAAATTTTTTTATTTAAAGAAGTTAAGAGATTATAATTTATATCATAATTATTATTATAATAAACAGCTTTTTTACATCTATATTTAAAAACTAAATTATTTAAATTAAAATAAAATTTTTGACTTTTATAAAATAAATAAAATAATTGTTCTTTTAATGAGTCTGATAATAATTTATTATTAATAATATATTTTTTTAAAAAATTATATTTATTTTTAACAGATAGATTTTTAATTAACTTAAGTGAAAAATAAAAATTAAAAATTAAAAAATTACTGTTATCTAATTTTGATATATCAATTAATTTAAAAAATATAATTTGAAATGTATTCATTTAATAATTAATTATAATATTTATTTAATTAATAATTAATTATAATATTTATTTAATTAATTATTTATTAATTTATTTAAAAATCCATTTCATAATCATTATTTCCTAAAAGATTTCCTGTTATATTATAAATATCACTAGTAATTGTTAAGTTTTGAATATTACAAGGATCATTTTGATCTAAAACTAAACTTTCTTCGATTATTTTATTAATATCAACATCTTGTGATTGGGTAACTTCAGGTAAATCTTGTAATTTATTAATATTTAATAATACTTTAAAGCTATTAGTTCCAAAATAACCTTCTTGACCACACATAACATTTGCAGAAATTCCTCTCATATTATCTAATTCAGCATGTCGAGCCGCTTTTAAAAACATTTCTGGTGTTTCTTCAAACGAAGCTTTAGCTAAAGGTCCAATATCATCATTATTAATTCCATGTCTAAATATAGATACAGGGTTATCATTAGCAGTCATTCTATCAGCTAATAAACTTAAATGATGATAATTAATATAAGTACTATCAAACTCAATTACTTCAGACAATTCATTAAATATAGCTTGTCGCATTGCTTCAATACCTAATACCCTATATATTTCTTGAATATCATTAGTGAATGTTCTTTTAGAATCAATTTGATCATTTGATAATAATTCTAATAAGTTAGTGCCTACAGTATCTAGTACCCAAATTTCTTTTTTAACATAAGAACCATCTACATTTTTAATATTATCAGTAATTTTTCTAGGAATAACTTTAGAAATATTTTTTACTCCACGTAATACTAAATTTTCTAATAATTGTTCTTGAAAATTTTTAAGTAAATATATTTCATCTGATTGGTCTAATGGATTTGCTAAATTTGTTTTTTTCTTACTTAAAATATTATTTAATCTTAATCTAAAAATTAATTTATCAGAATTGTAATCAGAATATATGCATGAAAGTTCATCTCGATAGGTATTTTCTATTGCAAAATTAACATCATCCATAGTAATATTTTTATCTAACATTTCTTCTTGATTTAAAACTATTCTAATTATCCATTTTGATTTTTCTTTGCCAGTTTCCAAAGTTTCTTCATTACATTCATCAATTAATTTTTCAAATTCTCTATATTGTTCTAATAATAATGTATCTTCTTCAATTAAAGTATTAAGATCATCAGGATCAAAACATATTTCTATAGATTCTACAATTTCAACAAATTTGGTATGTTCAATATAATACATGACTTGTCTAGCTCTTTCTTGATCAGACTCTTCATGTTGTTTTAAATAAATAGTACATGAAGGATTTTTAGGATTTTCAGATAAAGATAAAATTTCTTCAATTCTTGGAACACCTCTAGTAACATTCGATTTAGAAGCAACACCTGCATAATGAAAGGTATTTAAAGTCATTTGTGTAGTAGGTTCACCTATACTTTGTGCAGCTACAATCCCTACCATTTCTCCTGGTGCAACTAAAGCTTTTTTATATTGATTAGTAATATAAATACATAATAGTTCAAGAGCTTTTTTATTATATCTTTTATTCATTAATAGATCTTTTGGTGAAAGATAATAGAAGTATAATACTTTAAATAATTCATTAGGTTTACAATAATTTAATTTTTCAAGATTACTGTAAGTTTTTTCAATTAACTCAAATACCTCTAATGGTGTTATATCGACCATTGATTTATCATTAATATTTTGTTGTCCTTGAATATTATTAATAATATGATTAAATGCTACAGGTAAATTAATATTTTTAATATCTTTATTTTTAAAAATTTTTTCTATAATTTCATCTCTTTTATTAATCATCATTTCAATATAAGTTTTACATTTACTATTTACAGCTATAATTTGTGTTTTTAATCTTTTTAATGCAGTTTTTGTATATAATGTAGTATAAATAGCTTTTTGTGTAGCATCTTTTGGCATTTGAAAATGTGAATAAATTTCTTCTAAAGACATAGAAATAATTGGTAAATACTGGTTTTCTACAAAAACTGGATCAAAACCATCTTCTCCATATTTAAATTGTATAATTTTTTGTTTATTATTTCTTACTGTCATATCATAAGCTACTAATAAATCTTCAAGACCTTTCACTAATCTTCTTTGAATATATCCAGTTTGACTTGTTTTTACTGCTGTATCAATTAAACCAACACGACCACCCATTGCATGAAAGAATAATTCTTCTGGTTTTAATCCACCAATAAATGAATTTTCTACAAATCCTCTTGCACTTGGTGAATCATCAAATTTAACAAAATGTGGTAAAGTTCTATTTTCAAAACCATATGGAATACGTTTTCCATCAACATTTTGTTGTCCTAAGCAAGAAATCATTTGTGAAATATTAAGGTCACTTCCTTTAGATCCTGAATTAACTAAGATAACAAATCGATTATCTGAACTTAAACTTTTTCTACCGATTTTACCTGCTTCCATAGATGCTTTATTTAATATATTATTAACTTGAGTTTCAAATGCTTCTTCATTACTTTTTCCTGTTTTATTCTCAAAAATTCCTAAATGAATTTCATCCAATAATGATTTAACTTCTGCTTTTTTTTGTGAAATACTTTGACCAATAAGATCTCTTGTCACTTTATTTGCTACTAAATCACTAATTCCTACACTAAATGCACTATGTTTCATATACTCAGTAATTATATTCTGTAAATTATCAATAAAATTTGCTCCTTTAATAAATCCAAAATCTTTTGTAATTCTATGAAGCAATCCTCTAGATCCGTCTCCTAATACTCCTTTTTCAATTTGACCTCTAATATAATTTCCATTTTCAATTTGAACTACATTATTAGAGATAGCAAAATCCTCACTATCACCAAAATTTTTTGTTTTATATTTTAAAGAAATAGGTAACATAATTTGAGATAAAATATTAAAACTAGAAATTTTTTTTGTAAAATCTATTTTATTTAAGTCTATTTTATCAATATTCATTAATAAATTCATTGCCTCTCGAGCATCAAACAATATATCTTTTCTTGTAAATCTGTAACAACCTAATAAAGAATCTTGAAAAATACCAATAATAGTTTTGTTATTAGCTGGACTTATAATCTGATAAGGAACGGCCGCTAGATTTCTTAATTCAATTTCAGCCTCTTCATCCTGAGGCATATGTAAATTCATTTCATCACCATCAAAATCTGCATTATATGGCTTAGTATCAGCTACATTCATTCTAAAAGTGTCCCCTTGGTATAATACTTTAACTATATGACACATCATAGACATTCTGTGTAATGTAGGCTGTCTGTTAAATAATATAGCATCACCATCTATCATATGTCGATGAACAATATCTCCTATTTCTAAACGTATTGACTTACGATCAATATATCTAAGAGAAATATTTTCTCCATTTCGTCTTTCAAGAATTTTAGCTCCAGGATAAATTTCTGGTCCATTTTGAACTAATTTTAAAAGACTAAGTTTATTTTTATTATTTACTATAACAGGTTTTGTTAAATTTTTTGCAATTTTTAAAGGAACTCCTAATTCTCTAATAGATAATTGTGGATCTGGTGTAATAACCGACCGAGCACTATAATCTACTCTTTTTCCCATTAGATTACCTCTTACTCTCCCTCCTTTACCATTTAGTCTTTCTTTTATTGATTTTAACGGTCTTCCAGATCTTTGAGCAACAGATGCTACTCCTGGTATTTTATTATCTACTAATGTTGCACAATAATATTGTAAAACTGTTGTCCAATCATCAATTACATTAGAATTTGCATTTTGACTAATTTTATCTTGTAATGTTTTATTTGATTTTATAATATTTACAATTATATGACTAATATCATCTTCACTTCTTTGCTGGGAATCATGTTTTACCGATGGTCTCACTGCAGGAGGTGGAACAGCTAAAACTTGACAAATCATCCACTCAGGTCTAGACCATATTGGACTAAATCCCATAAAACTTATATCTTCATCTGAAATACGTTTCATATTTTTTAAAACAATCTCAGGTAAAAGTTTTACTGATAATTTTTCACTTTCTTCATTGGATAAACCATCCACATTATCCCATTCCGCAATTAGAGTAGCTAATCCTTCTTTTTTAATTTTAGATGGTTGTTTACATCCACAACCATCATTAGTATCTTCTCCACATCTTTTAATTTTGCTTGCTAAAGAAAATACAAAATTCCAACGTTCTTCATCTTTCATTTCAAGAGCATATTTATATTTATTTTTATCTATTAACAATTTACCACATTTAATACATGTACATCTTATTATTTTTATTAATGTATTTAAATATTGTATATAATATACCGGTCGTGCTAAATTAATATGTCCAAAATATCCAGGCGTTTTCATATAGTCTAAACCATCAGTAGGACAAATTAAACCAGGATCTAATACTCCCATTCTTGGATCAAATAATCCACCTATTACAGGTTTATTATTTATATATGTATCACGATTAGTAATTTCAGCTACTGAACCATTTCTAATTTCTTCTGGTGATAAAATACTAAATTGAACTCCAATAATTTTAGAAGCATGATTTTTATTATTTTGAAAAGTAGCCATCTTTAATATATTACTATAATAATATTTAGATTCTTTTATGATTCAATTTTTTATATAATTATCTGAATTATTTATAATAATTTATAAAATTGATATAAATAATTTCATTTGTTATATAAAGAAAAAATGATTAATGAATCTACTAAAGATACTCATAAGTATAATACTAGATCAAAAATGAATAATAATAAAAAATTATACAAAGAATCTTCAGATAATTCTTCATCTAGCAGTGAAGATGAAAGTGATGAAGATTTTAGTCCAGGACAAGAAGTAAAAGACAATATATCAAAGGGTGATTATCATGAATTTTTATCTAACATATTTCCATCTAAATTTTCTAATAAAAAAGCTAGAATTTCTCGAAATTTTGAAAATAAATATGGTAAAATTTATTTAGACCAAGATAATGTAGATTCTAAATCAAAAAATTTAGATAATTTAATTATATTTTCTATAAATCCCAAAAGAAATAATAAAAATTGTTTAGATGAAAGTGAAAGTGAAAGTGAAAGTGAAAGTGAATGTGAAAGCGAAAGTGAAAGTGAAAGTGAATATGAAAGTGAAAGTGAAAGTGAAAGTGAAAGCGAAAATAGGTATAAAAATAAAAATATTATATTAAAAGAAAGTAAAGAAGATATAGAAATATTAAAAAAATTTCAAGATTTAGCTAAAAAACTTCAAAAAAATAATAAAAGTAATAAATTACTAAAAACTATAATTAAAGAAAATAATATAAAAAAAAAAATTATAAATAAAAAATCATCAGAAAATGAACAAAATGAAAAAAAAAAAAATTATAAACAATTTGTAAAATTATTAAATAATAAAGAAAGTATTGCTGATGAAAAATTCTTTCTTAAAAGTTTAAATTGTGAAGAACAAAAAAAAATATTAAATAGCCTAACTCTAATTAAAAGTGATTATACTTTTGAAAAACCATATTTATTATCTCTATTAGAAAAAAATATTCCTAATAAATTTAAAGGAATTGCTTTAGCAAAAATAAATACTATTAAACAAATGTCAATTGATAAAAGTTCTAGTGAATATAATAAATTAAAATATTGGGTTGATAGTTTTATGAAAATTCCATTTGGAAATTATAAAACTTTACCAATAAGTATTGAAGATGGAATAGAAAAAAGTAATGAATTTATTTTATCAGCAAAAAATCAATTAGATAATTGTGTATTTGGATTAGAAGATGCAAAATTACAAATTTTACAATTATTAGGACAATGGCTTGTTAATCCATCATCTATTGGAACAGCTATAGCTATTCATGGGCCAATGGGAACTGGAAAAACTAGTTTAGTAAGAGATGGCATTTCTAAAATTTTAAATAGACCCTTTGCTTTTATTCCTTTGGGCGGAGCTACTGATGCAAGCACTTTAGAAGGACATGGTTATACATATGAAGGAAGTACTTATGGTAAAATAGTTGACATTTTAATTCAATCAAAAACAATGAATCCTATTATTATGTTTGATGAATTAGATAAGGTTAGTGATACCCCAAAAGGTGAAGAAATTATTGGTATATTAACACATCTTACAGATCCTGCACAAAATAGTGAATTTCACGATAAATATTTTTCAGAAATTGATTTTGATCTTAGCAAATGTTTATTTATATTTAGTTATAATGATGATAGTAAAATTAATCCAATATTAAAAGACAGATTATATAAAATACAAACTAAAGGATATGATAAAAAAGATAAAATAATTATAGCAAATAAATATTTATTACCTAAAATACAAGAAACTGTTAAATTAACAGGTGAACAAGTTATTATTTCTGATGATACTTTAGAATCTATAATTAATAAATATACTGCTGAAGAAAAAGGAGTTAGAAATCTAAAACGATGTTTAGAAATAATTTATACTAAAATTAATTTACTTAGATTAATTAAACCAGAAAGTGGATCTATTTCGTCACAATTGGATATAAAATTAGAATTTCCAATGAATATATCAGTAAAATTATTAGATAAATTTCTTACTAAATTAGAAGTTCCAAATCCTCCATTTGGTATGTATAATTAATTTAAACATTCTACACCTAATAAATCTAAAATTCTAAAATTTAAATCTTTTTTATCACCACACATTAATTTTATCCCTTCAATTAATTTATTATTAAATATAATATTATAAATAGAATATCCCAAAATGACTAATAGTAAAATTATAAATAAAAAATTTTTTTTTTTAATAATATTAGTACTCATGTATATATTATTAAAATAAATTAAAATTCTTTTGGAAAGGTTCGATTTCCTCCTCTAGAATTTATAAAATTCCAATGCTCAAGTCCTAAACAAGCACATCCTGTAGAACTAGAATAACTATACCCTATTTGATTATTACAACACTCAGGATTAAAATTTATATTATTAAAAAAATCATTTAAACTTAATTCTCTCGGACCAACTGATGATATTGGTGATGGATTTAAATTTGTAAATCCTTCTTTTTTATTACTAATATTACCAGTTTTAGTAGACACTACTGCTTTTATTTTAGAATTATCTATTGGAGGAATTTCAGGTTTTTTATCAATAGTATCTAGATCATTATTTGATGATTTAATCTCTCTACTTTGTATTTCTATATTTTTTTCATTTCTTTTATTATTTAATTTTTTAATATCTTTTTTTTCTTCTTTATTTAAATTATTAGATAAAGATTTTTTTTCACTTTCTTTATTATCAACTAATCTGGAATCTTCTTGTTTTTCATTATTGACTAAATTTCTACTTATATCAATATTTCCACTTATATCTAAATTTTTTAATCCTTCTATATTTTGATTTTGATTTTGATTTTCACTTAAATAATAAATTAATGAACTTATTATAATAATAAATAAAAATACAACTAAAAAATGATGCCAAGTAATTTTTAATTTCATTATATAAATAATAATATATTAATATATTAAAATTTATAAATTAATATTCCGAAGGAAAAGTACGATTTCCTCCCCTAGAATTTAAATATTTCCATTTTTCTGGACAAATACAAGCACATCCTATAGAATTAGAATAAAATGAACCAGCTGGATTTCCACAACATTCAGGTTTAAATTTTACATCACCAAAAAAATTATTTAAATTTAAAGGTCCACAACTATATTGTTCATAAGGAGCTAAAACATCACTAAATTCATTAGAGCCAAGTGAAGAAACTGGTGCTCCACTTAAATTAGTAAATGCTTCTTTGCTCATGATTTCTTCATTACCACTAGTATCTGTAACTTTATTATTATTATCTTTTTGATCTAGACCTTCTATTAATTTATTTTTTTCTAAATAATTAATTAAAAATGCCAATAAAAGAATAACTAACATTACAATGAAAAAATGATGCCAAGAAAGTTTTAATTTCATATATAATAAATAAATATTAAAAAAAAAATTTAATATATTAAAAAGATAATCCAGGTATACCTTGTCCAGGAATATTCATTTGACCTAAAACTACTTTATTAAATCCCCATAATAATATTATTAATAAAATAGATATAACCAACGCTGTAACTTGAGCCATCAATGTCATTAATGTATAAGCTCTATATATTGCTTGTGTTACATTAACTCCGCATTGTGCTAATCCAAAAGCATATAATACTGCACTACCAATTGACATAACTATTCCAGCTATAGCATCCACTACACTCATTAATCCTTCTGCCACAGATTCAATAAATGAAACAACTGCGGCAGCAAAAGTTGCTACAGACATAACTGGGCCTACTATTGGAATAACTTCTTCGACAACACCAGCAGCATCTTCACCTACTCCTATGCCAGTAGCAGTTGCTGAAGCAGTTCCTGCTGCTACGGATGATATAGCCTCTTCATTAGCACTATCTGCTGTTAAACTTTGTAATTGTTCTTTTGCTACACAAAAAATATATTTCATCCACATTGCCATTGTAAGTGCCTGATTTTTTAAACACCATGTTAAAATTTTTACTAATAATCCAGTTACTACTGTAAATAGCATAAAAATTGGTGTTGTTATCATCCACATAATTGTCATGCGGAAAGATAACATTTTCACATAAAGTACAACAATTAACATTCCCACAGCTTTACTAAAGGAATCTCTAGTTTGATTTAATAAAGATTGAGTACTAGAAACATTTTGCAAAGCTAATCCCCATATATTTTCTAAAAATCCTAATATCCATTTAATTATAGATAAAAACCAAGCTATAATTCCTTGTAAAATAATAAATATATCTTCAAAAAGAGTCATAATTCCACTTAAAATAAATCTAAATGAATCAATTACGAATTGAAAACTAGATTGAATAATATTTCCTAAACAAAATTCAAAATTATCTATAGTATATTGAGAGTCTGATTTTTTATTTTTTTCAGTATTATTAATAAATCCAGCTAAAGGAATAACAAAAGGATTACACCTTTCTTTTCCCCAATTTTTTTTTACAGGTTCTAAATTATTTAATATTTGTAAATAAACAAATAAAACACTTACTACAAAAATTATAAAAATACTTAAAAATAATTGTCCTCCATATTTTTCCATAAATCCATTTTTATTATATAATTTATCTATTTTTTGATTTATTTTAAAAGAATCCATATATTATATAAAAATATATATTTGTTTTTTTTAACTTTACACTATAACTTTAAATATAAAAAAATTAATTATTTGGTAAGAAAGTAGCTTTTGCTGTCTTCCCCAAAGTATTAAGAATCCACAATATAGCTTCACCTGGAGGAGTTAATAACATACTTGGAATAACTACTTCTATACCTTTTAATATATAAAGAATTGTTATTAAAGTTCCTATAATTTTTGAAAAAGTATCTCTCATGCCTACTAAAATAAGTTGAAATGATACTAAAATATTAGTAGCTGTTCCCCATAAATTAGTAACTATACTTAAAACTCCTGAATTACTTGAACCAGCTAAATTACCTAATCCTCCCATAACACTACCTATATCTTGTCCAAAATTACTTAAATTACCAATTATATATCTAAATGGATCTAATAGATATTGAGAGAAATTCATATTATAATTTTGAGAACAATAAGTAAATGTTTTTTGTGGATCATGACCAAATATTCCGGCCATTGGTATAACTAAAGGATTACATCTATATAAAGACCAATTATCTTGAATATTTTTTATACCTATAGCCAATACATTAGATAATTGTAAAAGAGCAAATATTATTACAATTATAATACTTTGGATAATATAAGTTCCGTTCATATTAAAATATAATAATAATATATTTTAATAATTAATATTTATTTACTGATCTTCTGGTTTTCCTTCTTGGCAATGACCTGCATTTTCATTTTCTAATAAATAATTTGATAGTAAACCTTTAGTCTGATTTATAGCAATACCTTGAGTACCCATAGTTTGCAAATGATGATCTACAAAACTAGTAGGTTGTCCATTTGCTCCTATTGGCTTATATCCCCAATCCGGTCCAGAACCATACGTTGATAAAGCATATCCTGTTGGAGGAATTTTAGCTCCTTTGTTTGCATCCTCAACAAAATGCTTACCTGTCACATTACATTTAGGAGCAGATGTAGTAGTTCCTCCTTTTAAATTTATTTTTTTAAATTTTTTTATATATTTTTTTGTGTTTCTATTTTTTGTGTTTCTATTTTTTGTCTTACTATTTTTTGTGTTTCTATTTTTTGTGTTTCTATTTTTTGTCTTTCTATTTTTTGTCTTTCTATTTTTTGTCTTTCTATTTTTTGTCTTTCTATTTTTTCTACCTCCACTAAAAGATTTTAATAATAATTGCTGAGCACATGCACTTCCCATTACATCTAAACTAACTCCTTTTGCTGGATTATTTAAATAAGGATTAGTAGTTATATAAGGTTTTGTAGGATTAGGTTGGAAAGAAGATTGATTACTCATTTATATATAATCTAGAAAAAATTAGTTAAGAAAATAATTATATTAACTTATATATTTAATATGAATAAATTTGATAAAATTAATTTAGAAAAAATGATAAAAACTAATAATGTAGAAGATTGTACGCAAGAAATAAGAGAAAAATCACATAGTGGATTGATAAAGAAAGATGTTCTAACTCTTATAGGTCTTAAAAAAAATTATTTTAGATTAGAAAAAAGTAATCCAAATGAATTTGATAAAATTTGTGTTAGTAGATGTCAATTTATATTTAATAATTATACTGATATTTATAATAAAGTTAAAAAAGATGAAATAGATTTAAATATTTTATTTAAATTTTTAGAAGTTTTAAAAGAAATAGAAGATGGAAAATTAGATCAACATGAAGGAGCTTTTAAAGTAGGAAATTTATTAAAAGAGATGTACATAGATAGTGCAATTAGAAAAGGTGATAAATTAGATAAAAATAAAAAAGATATAATTACAAAAAAACCAAAAAATATATCATATAAAGAGTATAAATTATTACAAGATAAACAATAATATATAAAATTGAAATATTTTATTAAAATTAAATTATAATAAATTATGAGTTATTCTTTAGTAATTGTAGAATCTCCAGCAAAATGTAATAAAATAGAAAAATTTTTAGGACCAGGATATAAATGTTTAGCTAGTTTTGGGCATTTAACAAAACTTTCATCATTAAAAAATATTGATATTGATAATAATTTTTCATTAACATTTAATATAATACAAGAAAAAGCTAATAATATTCAAAAACTACAAAAAGCTATACATAATGCTAATGAGGTAATATTAGCTACTGATGATGATAGAGAAGGTGAAGCAATAGCTTGGCATATATGTAAATTATTTAAATTATCTATAGAAAATACTAAACGTATTCTTTTTAATGAAATTACTGAGAGTGCGATTAAAAAAAGTATTAATAATCCTTTAAGATTAAATTTAAATATAATATATGCGCAACAAACTAGGCAAATTTTAGATTTATTATTAGGATATAGAATCTCTCCCCTTTTATGGAAAAATATTTCATCAAATATTAATAATTCTCTTAGTGCTGGACGTTGTCAAACACCTGCTTTACGGTTAGTTTATGATAATTATTTAGAATTAAAAGATAATATTGGTAATAAAGTTTATAATACTATAGGATATTTTACTGATAAAATAATTCCATTTAATTTAGAACATAATTTTGATAGCAAACAAAAGGTTGAAGACTTTTTGGAAAAAAGTATAAAATTTGAACATACTTTAGTACAAGACTCTTCCAAAGAAGCTAAAAGAAATCCTCCTTCTCCTTTTACAACAAGTTCTTTACAACAAACAGCAAGTAATATTTTAAATCTTTCACCTAAAAATACAATGCAAATTTGCCAAAAATTATATGAAGAAGGTTTAATTACATATATGAGAACAGATTCTAAAAATTATAGTAAAGAATTTTTAGATTTAGCTAAAAATTATATAGAAAAACTTTATGGAAATGATTTTATAAATGAAAAATTATATTCTTTAACAACAAAACTGAATTCTGAAAAAGATAAAAAAAACAATAAAAATGCTCAAGAGGCACATGAGGCTATTAGACCAACTAATATAAATATTACTGAATTAGATAATCTATATGAAAGTAAAGAAATAAAAATGTATGCATTAATTTGGAAGAATACTTTACAAAGCTGTATGGAGGCATGTATTTATAAGACTATTACATTTAAAATATCAGCACCTTTAGAACTTATTTATAAATTTATAGCAGAAGAAATTATATTTCTAGGATGGCAAGTATTAAATCAAAATCAAAAAGATTCTCAAAAAGAAATTGCTTATAATTATTTACCTAAAATAAATAATAAAATAGTAAATTTTTCAAAAATATCATCAAAAGTTACAATTAAAGATTTAAAAACGCATTATACAGAAGCTAGATTAGTTCAACTACTTGAAGAAAAAGGAATAGGAAGACCATCAACATTTTCATCGTTAATAGATAAAATTCAAGAGAGAAATTATGTTAAAAAAGAAAACGTTGAAGGAAAAAAAATTATATGTGAAAATTTAGAATTAGAAAAAAAAGAAAATAAATTAAAAATAATAACAGAAGAAAAAATATTTGGAAATGAAAAAAATAAGTTAATAATTCAACCTATTGGAATAACTGTTATTGAATTTTTATTAAAACATTGTGAAAATTTATTTAAATATCAGTATACAGAGGAGATGGAAAATAATTTAGATTTAATAGCTAAAGGAGAACTAGATTGGTTAAATATTTGCAAAAAATATAATAAAGAAATATTAGAATATAATAAATCAATTAGTAAAGAAGTAAAAAAAGAAGAATATAAATTAGATGAAAATCATTTTTATATTATAGGTAAATATGGACCAGTTATTAAATATGTTAATGGAGATAAAATTCTTTTTAAAAATATAAAAGAAAATTTAGATCATGAAGCTATAAAACGAGGTGAATACAAATTAATAGATATTATAGAAAGTGAAAATAAATCAAATGGAAAATTATTAGGAAAATATCAAAATAAAGATGTGTATTTAAAAAAAGGTAAATTTGGATTATATATAGAATTTGGTCATGAAAATAAATCCATTAAAAATTTAAAAAAAAAAGAAAATACTATTACTTTTGAAGATGTATTACCATTTTTAGAAAATAAAATAATAAGAGAGATAAATGAATCATTAAGTATTAGAAAAGGTAATTATGGAGACTATATATATTATAAAACAAAAACTATGAAAAAACCACAATTTTATAAGTTGAATAATTTTGAAGATGATTATAAAAATTGTTCTGAAAAAATTATTAGAGAATGGATTAAAGAAAAATATAATATATAAATAATTATAATAATAATTATAGATCTATAATAAATTATTTTTTAAAATTTAAATTTAAAAAATTGAACATTTTTTTTTACATAAAAATTTATGTTAAAAAAAATAATAATATGGCAATTGTAAATAAAGTTGTTTGGGCATCACTTGATCCAGTTAGGAATAAGATTGATTTTTACCCAAAATCAATTGCAGAAAGAATAGAACATGCTTATAAAAATTATATAATGTCCTCAAGAAGATCAAATAATTTTTGTAAATTAGGAAGTGATTTCTTTAATGCAACAGTTTATTTTCCTAAGTCAAATAATTTTGAAAAATTTTATCAAACTACTCCAGGTATCATGTTTGGTAGAGTAGGATTTAAACAACCTGGTTATAGAAGTGTTATTAGATTAGATGTTTCTCAAGATAATAAATATTTAATTTACACAATTAAAATCGAGAATGAACCTAGAATTATATTAGATTCATCTATTAGTGAAAGAGATTATAGTGGAAATGTACCAAATGAAAATGTTATAAATATTGATTATTTAGCTGATATTACTGAAGTAATATCTTATTGGCTTCCTAAGGATTTATTAGAAGAAAACTTAGAAAAAAATATTATTGTTTGGCAATGGTGTTTAGGAACAATAGAAAAACAAGGTAATTTATTAAAATTAAGTGAAGAATGGTGGACACCATATTTTCATGAACAGAATAAAGAGATTGAAGATGCATTTAAAAATGAGATGGTTAATAAAGTAAAAATTGATGTACAACATATGAATAATGAAAAAGAAATTATTTTTACTAATGATTCAGCTTTTGCCTATCAAATTGATATAAATACAGGTAAAATTCGTGAGGTTAAAAGAACAATTATGACAGTTAAAGATCTTAAAAATAAATTAGAAAATGTTAATAAAATTCCATTTGATATATCTTCTCTAAAGGAAATTCTTGACAATGAAATGATACCATTTGATTTTATTTGTAGTATTAGTCATAATATTATGATAGATCCAGTTAAAACTGATGATGGAATGATATATGATAGAGAATCAATTGAAAAATGGTTCGAATATAGACAAACTTCTCCTTTAACAGGATTAGAACTACCAACAAAAAAATTGGTATCTTGTAATGAATTAAAAAAAAATATTGAAAAATATTTAATTAATAAAGAAAAATCTAAAATTAAAAAGAAAATTTATATTTAATCTATATTAATAAATACTAAAAAGTTTTAATTTTATCAGGAATTATAATAGGATTATTTTTTTTTAAATTTTCTTTAGCCATATTTTTATAGTCAAAAATACAATTGTGCTTTTCAGGAATTTGATGATTTAAACAAAATTTTTTATTGCATTTACATGAAAAATTTAATAAATTAATTTTTTTATTACAAATTGCACACCTTTCTTTAGTATTTAAATTAAAAGAAGCATCCATTTTAATATTATAAAATATATTATTTTAATTTTTAATATTTTTTAAAAATTTATATTTTTACTTGTCAAATTAAATATAATTTTTTTTATATAATAAAATTTTTATAATTATTATTAAATAAAGACTTATTGATTTCAATATACTTTTGCTTTGTCAATAGTAGAGAATTATATAATATAATAAAAAAAGTTATTAAACCAAACCATAGCTATATACAAAATGTTAATTCAATAAATTTTTTATTGTAATTTCTAAACTAAATAATTATTTATAATAATCTATTAATTATTATAAAAATTTTATGTATTTAAAACTAAAAATTTTCTAATTTTACCCAAATATTATATTTTTTATTATCTGTTAGAAAACCTTTAATTTTTTTATTTATTTCAATAAACTTTATATTAATTTCATAAACTCCTCCTTCCTGAATAAATTTTTGTATTATTTTCATTAATTCTTTAACTGGATCAAATGCAGATGATAATTGTAATTCTGTTAATTTTTCTAAAATAGGTCTTATAACTTTTTTTCTTTCTGTTATATCTCTTAAATTTATTTCTTTATTTTCTTTATTTTTTTTATTTTTTTTTCCCATAATTTTAAATTATAATATTAATTATATAATTTAATTTTAACCAAATTGAACAAATTGTGGTGTTCTAATATTAAAATTTCTTTTAATTTCATTTCTTAATTGATTTATTTCTAATGTAAAATTAAATTCATTATTTTGAAAATCTACTAATTTTCCATCATGATACCTAAATTTAAATTTAAATTTACTTATTCTCTCTATAGGAGGATTATACTGAGATAGGTTATAAAGATAACCATTTGTTGAACTAAATATATTAGTTTTTGGAATAGCTATTATAGGTATTTTTGCAAATGAACTTTTAACACCCGAACCTCTTTCTGCTACATATTTAGTTATTGCAGGTCCAGCTACAGGTATTGTTGGATTATTATTTTTATAAATTTGACCTTTTATACCAGACCATTTTGGATTAGTATTCCTAGGACAATTCAGTACCTCATTTGTACTTTTAGCATTTTGTGGATAGCAATGAGTATTTCCAGAAGTATCTGGCCAAGGTATTAATTCATCATAAGAATTAAAATAATCTATTTCCATATAAATTACAAGATTTCCTAATATATCTATAACTAATGGTGGTTCTATAAAATATATAAAATTTAAAATAAATTTTAACCATATATATTCTGGGTTCGTATATTTTAAATATTCTAAAGTTAAATTATTTGATGATTTATTACTATAATAAACTTTTTTTTCATTATATCCAATGTAAGATAAAAGACTAAATTTACTATAACGATCAAAATAATCAATTGTAGGTTGTGTATAATATGGATTTCCTGATAAATCATAGCCACAAATTATATTATATGAAAAATCATAAGTATTATCTAAAGCAAATTCTATATCAGCATTGTTTCCTATTAAAATTTTTTGTTTAGTCTTATAATATACAGCTTTCCATTCTAATTTTGGAGCAGGAAGTATATTTATATTAATTTTTAAAATTTTATTTAATCTATTAGTTAAAGTATTTGCCAATTCAACATCAGTATAATAACCATTTGATATATCTATAGTATAATCACCTATAGATGGACTAGTAAGCGATGGATTAATATTAAGAATTTTTAGTTTAAATTTAGTATTTTGTAAATTTTCACTAAAATTATAAAAATTACTTGGAAATGATATTTCAGTTAATCTCATTGATTGTATATTAGTATAAGATTGTGGACAATCAATTTCAAATTCATTAGAATATTTCCACTTAGAATAATTTCTATCTTCTGAATGAACAGTTAATAATTTTCTATCTAAAAAATAATCATCTTTATTTTCTATTATTGGATTATTATTTTGTAAATTTAAATTTGAGTTTGGTGGAGGATTAATATAACTCATATATGTTATAGATATATTTTTTATTATAAAAATATAACTATATTTATATATGTCTTTAAAACCAAGTGGAACAGCTGCTATGTTTAGTACAAATAGAAATTTAGAAATTACAAATTTATTTGCTTTAGTAGCAGGAGGTATTATTATAAAAATAATTTTTAATGCCCAAGGTCCAGCCAATGCTACAATTTGGGGTTACTCTTTATCTGCTATAGCAGTATTTTTACTATTAATTATATCAATAGCGTTTAGTAATAATAATTATCCAACACAAGAAAATATACTAAATATTTTTATAAAATTTGCATTACCTCCAGCTTTATTACTTATATTATTAATTTGGACAATAGGACAAACAATAACTTTTTTTAAAAAAATTAATTCAGGAATTTTACCTGAGGAATTTAGTATTTATTCATTTATTTCATCTTTTTTGATTATTGTACAAGCTATTAACTTATATATGTTTTATAATGAAGAATATGGCATTCAAATAGTAGGACAAAAAAGAAAAAGTAAACAACAAATAGAATCATTAAATATACAGGATGAAATTGAAAATATTGATAATTCATCACTAATGTATATATTAACAATTATTAATTCAGTTATATTAGGTATGATGCAAATAGTTTTAACTTTTTTCACCACAGATGGATAAATTTATTTATCAATATCTAAAATTTTATATGTTAATCCATATTCAATATCTGATTCCCATATTCCAGATATTTTTAATATAAACTTATTAGTATATTTTGTATCAGAAAAAGAATTACTAATATTTTTTATACAACCGTTTGATAAAAGATCGGTTAATTTATTACATTGTATTTTATTATTAATAATTGAATTATCTAAAATATTTTTTTCTAAATTTTTAATAAAATCTATAATATGTTTATTAGAAATAGTATCAATATTATATTTAATTCTATTATTATTATTAATTATTGATAAATTATTAAAATCAAGTAAAATATAAATTCCGTTTAAAGTTAATAAATCATTTGAATATAAAATTCTTATAAAATTACTATTATCTATCACAGTATTTTTTATAGGATCTAAATAAAATATATTATTTATATCAAAATTTTCTATAGTTTCATATATATTCATTATTTAAAAATATATAATAATTTTTAAGTAATATTAAGAGTTAGATAAAAATTTAATTAAAGTTTTTTGATAAAACATATAATATTAATAATTCTTTATTAGTTAAGTCTTCTATATTTTCTAAATTATTTACTGAACTAATAAGATTATTTATATGATAAAAGTAATTTTTTTCATAATTTTCTATATATTTTTTAAAGATAATATATAAATTAGGATGGGTAGATTTATATTTTTCTAACTTATTTTTAATATTACAGAGAGAATTTTCCATAATAATTAATTTAAATTAATAAAATAAAGATTTCTAGCTAACTTAAATTAATGAAATTTTATGAAACCCATTTTGAAGAATATTTAAATAATGAAAGTATACATCCTAAATTACATAAATATTATCAATATTTTCCTAATAATATCAAAAATTTTAAAAATTTAATATTTTATGGTCCAAGTGGTGTAGGAAAATATACCCAAGTTTTAATGTCTATTAAAAAATATAGTCCATCTGAACTTAAATATGAAAAAAAAATTTCAGTAAATTTTAATAAAAATATATATTTTATAAAAATAAGTGATATTCATTATGAAGTAGATATGTCATTATTAGGATGTCAATCTAAACTATTATGGAATGAAATATTTTTACATATTATTGATATAATATATGTTTCAAAATTAAACAATACTGGAATAATTGTTTGTAAATATTTTGAAAAAATTAATACTGAATTATTAGAAATTTTCTACAGTTATATGCAAAATATGCAGTATGATAATATAAACATTAAATTTATCTTAATTACAGAAGATATAAGTTTTTTACCAGATAATATTATAAAATCATGTTGTATTATTCCTGTAGAAAGACCTAGTAAAACTATATATAATAATCATTTTAAATGTAAAAATTTAAAAGATATTAATTCTATTACTAATATAAAAAATCTTAAAAATAATATTGATACGATTAATTCTCATAAAGTGATATGTAATATAATTATAAAAAATATAATTAATTATAAAGATCTTAATTATAGTTATTTCAGAGAACTTTTATATGATATATTTATTTATAATATAAATATATTTGAAGCTATTTGGTATATATTATTTGAATTAGTTAAAATAAATAAAATTAATAAAAATAATATAGATAAAATTTTAAATAAAACATATAGGTTTTTTCAATATTTTAATAATAATTATAGACCAATTTATCACTTAGAAAGTTATTTACTATACTTAATATTAGTAACTAATGAATTATCAAATAGCTTGTAACATTTTAAATATAAAATTACCAATTTCAAAAGGATCTCTCAAAAAAGCCTATTTAATGGCTGCATTAGAGAATCACCCCGACAAAAATAATAGTCCTGATTCAACTAGTAAATTTCAAAATATAATAGAAGCATATAATTTTTTAAATAATATTATAGAAGACGAATATAACTTTAAAGAAGAAGAAGAAAATAATAGTGAATACAATCATTCTCAAAACAATTATAATGAATTAATAACTCAGTTTCTCTCAATAGGTTTTGATAAAATAAAAAATATAGACCCAGAACAATTACAACAATTAATAAAATGTTTTAAAAATAATTGTAAAAACTTTTCTGTAAATATAATTAAAGATTTTAAACCAGAAACTATATTAAAAATTTGGGAATACATTAACTATTTTAAACATATTTTAAATTTTAGCGAAGAAACTTTATTAACTATTGAAAATGTTATAAAAAAAAGATTAGAAAATAATAGTATAATTATTTTAAATCCAACCTTAAATAATATTCTACAAAATGATACATTTAAATTACAATTTGAAGATGAAATATTTTATGTACCTTTATGGAGAGATTTATCTATTTTTTATTTAAAAAATAAAGAAATTCTTTATGTTAAATGTATACCTGATTTACCTGACAATATATCAATTAATAAAGAAGGTAATAATTATAATATTAATATTAATATTAATACATCAATAAAAAGTATTTTAAATTCACCTATTAATTTCTATATTTTAAATAAAAATTTTATTATACCTACTGATGAATTAAAAATAAAAAATTATCAAAAATTTATTTTTAAAAAAAAAGGAATTAATAATTTAAATGATCAATTAGAAACTATATCAATTGGCTCTATAATAGTTCATATTTACATTAATTTTAAGGATTTTTCTTCTTAACTACACGTTTCGGTTTTGCTGTAGGTTTTTCTGTAGGTTTTTCTTGTTCTGGTTCTGGTTCTGGTTCAGGTTCAGGTTCAGGTTCTGGCTCTTGCTCTTGCTCTTGGTCTTCATCTAGTTCTTCTGAATCTTCTACTACTTTTGCTTCAACTTCTTCATCATCTTCCTCTTCACTATCAATTACTTGTACTGCACTTTCTTTACTAGAATTTTCGTTAGTTTCTACTACTTCACTATCAGCCATAAGCTTTGCTTTTTCCTCTGCTCCAAGAACAATATGACATTTTCCTTTTAGACTTTCTCTAGGTTTTACTACTGCCTGAAATAGTCGCCATGTAACCCCAAATTTACCATTTGATACCCAAATTCCGCCACATTGAATTACCGTAGCCATATTAATTCCTTTTGTAATTAGATCATTAAGACCTGGTCCATCTTCAGTTGGAAATAGAAGATTCTTATCAACATCATAAATTTCTACATTAAATACTCCATCCCAATATGGAACTTTAACTCTTAGCTGTGGAGGACGATTATAATCAAATTCTCCAGACTGTTGATCTTTTGGATACTTTACCATTGGACTCCAAAGAGCATCAACTACTTCTGGTGTTACTTTAGGTTTACCAAGCCAATCACGAGAATTTTCTATAGCCTGTGTCTTAATATATTCTTCAAGTGCTTTAAAATTAGTTAGAAATTTTTGTGTTGCTTCATTAGCATAATCACTATTAGGAAATTGAAGTGTAAAATCATATGTTTTAGGTCCACTCTTACCATCATAAGGATCATTTTCATTAAGACCCCATGTTAGCATTAGTGGTGAAGAAATATAAAGCCCCTTTTTAGTAGCTGCATTTAGAACTCCAATACTCTTTCCACCTTTATCATTAACTTTTGCTTTTGCAAAAGTTACGTCTTTAGTAGGATTAAAATCAATTCCAGATACAATGGCTGCATTCTTCTTAGAGGCTGTTGTCATGGTTGTTAATAATATATTGTATTATTTTTTTAAATCAATTTTTTAAATAATTAAAAAATAAAATAAAAATAAATTTATACATTTAAAATGGTAACAAAATAAATATACAAAGTAAAATTTTATCAAATCATTAAAATATATTATAAATATAATATAAAATTATAAATATTATATTTTTTATAATTAATATAAATGACTGATATGGATAAAATAATATTAGACTTACAAATTATAAAACAAATTAAAGAATATGATAAATTAGCTTTAATTAAAGATTTAGGTTCACAAACTTTATCAGTAGATAGTTATGGGTATACATCTTTTATATCAAGATGGTATAATGGTTATAATAGAACAAATACAATTGAATATTTAGAAAATTTAACAATTAAAATAGAAAGTATATCAAAATTTTTAAATACAGGAAATCATATAGATGAAAATAAATTATTATCTAAAAATCTAGAAGATAGTAAAATAGGATTTGATAATTTAAAAAAAACTTATGAAAATGATTCTATAAATTTTGCAAAAATAAATATAATAATAGAAAAATTAGAAAATATTAAACAAAATTTAAAATTAAATTAATTTTTTTACCAACTTGTATCTCCTCCTACAACTACATTTCTTTCATTTATTAAATCCATTTGTAAATTTGGATTGATCGTGTGTGGAACTATACAAGCTATTATTGGAAATTCAACAGGAGATGTATTAAGAATTCTAATAACATTTCCTGATCCAGGTGTTTCTAAAATAGCAAAGAATGGTCTATCACAACCATCTTCTGTAAATACTTCAATTACTTGTTTATTATTATTTGGTCCTTGTAAAAGTTCTATACGAGCATTAAGTGGACGACCATCTGTTCTTATAAATATTTGAATACTTTCAACTGAAGGTTCAAATGGATAGGTTCGTAACGCTCCACCTTGAATACTTTTACATAACTTTAAACAATTAGAATTAGGATAATCTAAATTATTTATAAATGTATTACATTTAATAGGAAATTCAATTTGACCAATATTCCTAATAGCTATAGTATTTGGTCCTCTAGGAGTTTCTAAAACAGATGTAAATGGTGTAAGTAATCCATTTTCTATATATACTCTCATTTTAATTGGAGTATTTTCTGGTCCATGCCATAATTCTATATCAGCATCCATGGGTCTTCCATCTGTACTTATTACTACTTGAACTTGTTCCACTAAAGGAGATTTATAAGACCAAGTTTTTAATGAACCTCCTTGAATTAAAATAGGACTATATTGAAAATTTTGTTCTTTATAATTCATAAATACATTATTATATTTCACAAAGTTTCTAGATTTAATAAAATATTTAATATTATTACCTGTTATAAATGTTGTAATAAGGCAATACATAAAATTCATTTTTTATAATTTATATATTTCTAAAAATAATTAAATCAATTTTAATTTAAAACTTTGAAAATTAAAAACCATACCTTTTTATATATTTCTAAAAATAATCTTTAATTAAATTTACTTTATCCTTACAAAATTGCAGAATTTATATCATATTCACTATAATAAAACATTTTAATTAATAAATCTTTCCTAACTTTTTAATAACTAAAAAAAAAAGTAATATACTCTTTTGGTCTTGACTTATTTATTTTTTATACTAATGTCATAACTATAATTATATATAAAATACAAGAATATTATTATTTTGTGCAAAATAATAATAAAATAAATAAAAGTATTTAAAAATAATTAAAAAAAAAATTTTTAATATTATACTAATTTATTATATTTAATAATTAAATATATTAATATATTTTATTTAGTTTAAGCTGTTGTTGGAGTAACAACATTTGCTCCAGCTTTAGCAAAATGAGGACTCATATATCTTTGAAGATTGAAATATGTAAGTTCATCTCCACTTTTGATCTTAAGAAGACTGGCAAGTGCTTTGTCAGGATTAATTTTTCGACCATTTTCTTTATCTTGAAGAGAATGTTGTCGGATATATCCATTAATTTCACGAGTAACTTCTGTACGAGCCATTTCAGTACCAGAAGGTTTGCCTAAAAATTTAGCCAATTCACTACTAATAAGTGTAGGCTTTACAAAACCACTGGGAGAACGATTTCCAGTTTTACGACGGCGTTTTGCCTTTTCTTTTTGGGCAGCTTTAATTTCTCGCACTGCTTTTTTTTCTAGAGTTTTGAAATCAACTTTAAGGGCCGCCATTGACTGAACTAGAGATTGAAATTTAGTCATAAATTCAGTAAATGAATCTGTAATTACAGATACATCACTAACTGAATTAACATTTTCTACAACCTGATTTTCGGCTAAACTCTGGTCAACTAATGTTTCAACAGGAGCAGGTTCTCTACTTTTTTTATTAACTTTTTTAGCAACTTTTTTATTAGAATCTTCTACTGGAGTAGACATAAGCACAGGATCTTCTGTTTTCTTCGCTTTCGTTTTTGCAACCATTATAATTTACTATAATAGTTCTTTTTTAAGTGTTTTAATGTATAAAATATATTTTTAGAGTTAAAATATTTTTCTTCCGCATTATTCTACAGCTAAAACTGATTGATAAAGCCATGGCATAGCTTCTGCTGCTGAATTATTTACTAAAGTTAGTGCTGACAATACGTAATATGTACCTAAAATTTGAGAATCTCTATTTATTCCATTTTTTACTATAGGTTCTAAAATATTTAAAATTGTTTTAAATAAATTATTATAAGATAAATTAGTTAATTGATTTATATTTACATTTCTAAATGGATTGCCTAAAGGAGGACAAATTTCTCTTTTTACATTTTGTGTTAAATTAGCTCTATAATTCCATATATCAAAAAGTTCTCTTATAAATCTTAATAGTAAAGGTTTATCTAAATCTAATAACCAATTAATTTGAGTATAATTATCTAAAGAATCCATGATTTGAAATAATGAAAGAACTCTTAATTCTAATAAATGTTTACTAACTAAACATTCATCATTATTAATACTTAATTCAATTTTAATATTAAAAATTTTATTAATTTTAATTATTTGTTTTAAATCATTAAAAATGTTATTGGATAATGGTTTATTAGTATAAGGATTTACAGCTCTTGTATTTTTTTTTACAAATAAATTATATATAGATATTATATCAAATCCATAAATAAAATTATCTTCTTTAATACTAAAAAAATTTTCATAGGGTATATTTTTACATTCTTCTAATGTAAAAAAATCAGAATCATTTATACATAAACTACGTTTTATTATTGCTGGACCATGCAATTTATTAAAAATATATCTTATATGATTTCTCCAATTTTTTTGTATTTTAGTAACTAAATTAGAATAATATCGATAATTATACACTCTAGTTAACAATTGATTTTTATTTCCTGATATTTTTAAATTATTAAATTTATTTAACTTTTTTAATTGAGGAATATTAAATTCGTATTCTAATAATTGTTCTGGATTTATAAAATTTTTCTCATCAAAATCATTATCTGATAATTTTGTTCTTTTTTTTAATCTCTTTGGTAATGTATTATTTAATAAATCTTCTGAAAAATTAAAATTACAAATACGTGGTACCATATATTATATATATATTTAAATCTTTTTAATGTTTTTATAAAATATTATATTTCTATAGCTGTCATTCTTAAATTTTTAATCAAAAATATATTAAAGTTTTTATTTAATAAATAATTAAAATCTATGTCAAATTCTATTCTTTCTTTTTTTAAAAATTTTTTTATTAAATTTAAAAATAAATTTAATATTTTATTATTTTTTTTAAAATTAAAATAATTTAAATTATATTTATAACACCATTCTATAAATTCATCTATATTTTCTATTAATAAAGTTTTAACAATATAGTATGCAAATACATTTGAATTCTCTCTATAATTATTTTCTTTTTTAAATAAATCTCTATATGATAGATTATTATATGATAATATTTTTTGACATTGAAATTTAGAATATAATATTTCATATTTTAATAAATTATAAACATGTTGAATATATAGATTTTTATCGTTTTTACTATATAAATATGAAATTAAAGATATATTTATTATTTCTGCCCAAACTTCAGAATATGATTCAAATATATTAAAATTACTATTTATTGGTATAATTTTTTTTAAATTTTTATTAAAATCTTTTAAATCTAAATTTGAAAATTCTAAACCAAAACTATGAAAACATTCATGAATAACTACCTTTAACCATTCTTCCTTTCTATAAACAACAATTGATCCATTAACATTACAGAAATGTGTATATCCTCCATTTACATTATCAACTCCTATAATTAAATTTATATTATCCGATAAATTTCTTTTAAAAGGAGTTAAATAAATTTTAATATCAAGAGTTTTATTACATTCTTTATTTGAATGTATAGATAATAAATAAATTATTATTGAAACATATTTTGTATATGTATCTAAATAATTTATATCTAATTTATTAATAAAATTAAAATAATTTATAGTAATCTCTCTATTATATATAAAAAAATTATAAGTAACACAGATTGATTTATTATTATTTATATAATTACAAATTTTATTTGATATATATGGGGCTGAAGAAATTGTATTATATTCTTTTTTATGAATTGTTTTTTTCATTTCAATAAATTTATAGTTTTGAAATATATAAAATATATATAAAAAACAATCATTTATACATTTACTTTTTTTAATTGAAAATTTTTTTATTTTTGAAAAAAAATTTAATATATATTTTGAATCTTCAGTTAATTCCATAATATATATAAAGTTATATAATTTATATAGTATGAAACTTAATGAAAAGTTTTTAAAACACTTTTAGGACGAAGTCTATTTCTCCATTTACGCTGAGCCAAAATATTTTTCTTATATGTTATTTTACTTTTTTCAAGTCTTTTTTTTTTAATCATAGCTTTTCGATCTTTTTCTAATATATATTGAAGTGCATTACAATTATAATAATTGTAATTCTCAATTATTTTTAATATATTTGATATATTTTCTATATCGTTTTTAAGATTTTCTACATAAAAATTTTGATTATTAAAATTTTGCTGAAATTCATTTTTACAATCTTCAAAAATCCAATAATCTCCTTCTTCATTATAAATAAGTTTAGCTTCTATATTTTCATTAAAAATATCTTCCTGAAAACTGTCAGATTCTGGTGTATTATACCAATTAAGATACACATAGGCAGCACAATATATATCCTTATCTACTTTATATTCACATTCTATTTGATCAGCTAGTTCAACATAAATTACCTTTCCTAATTTATTTTCTTTAAATTTTTGTTTAATTAATGGAATATCACTAGGTAAAACATAATCTGGTATATACAAAACCTTTTGATTAGACATATTTTTATAAATATATTTATAAAATTATTTTTATTTCAATTTTTAAAATAAAATAAAATTGAAATTAAAAAAAATTGAAAACTATAATCAATTGGATATAATAACAAAATGAAAATAATATCTTGGAATGTCGCAGGTCTTCGCGCTAGAATTCAGAAAAATGATATAATACGTGGATTAATTGAAAATAATGGTGATCTTAATTACTTTGATATTGTTTGTTTGCAAGAAACTAAATGTACTGAAAATCAAGTTAAACTTCCTGATGAAATTATTTCTAGATATCCATATAGGTATTGGAACTCTACTGATGGTACTACACAACGTATAGGTTTTAGTGGTACTTCTATTTGGTGTAAAGACAAACCTCTTAATGTATTAAAAACACCCGATTTTGATCACGAAGGAAGAATTATTGCAATAGAATTTGATGAATTTATAATAATAAATGTATATGTTCCTAATTCACAACAGTTTGAAAATAATAGATACATATTTCGTCAAAACTGGGATAATGAATTTTCAAATTATTTAAATTCTATAGAAACAACATATAATAAAAAATTAATTATTTGTGGAGATTTTAATGTAGCATATCTTGATATAGATATTACTAATCCAACTTCAAAAAAAAATAAAGTACCAGGTTTCTTTGATATAGAAAGATATAATTTTAAAGAATTAATTATTAAAAATAATCTAATTGATGTTATTAGACAAAAAGATCCACATAATCGACTATCTACTTATTGGTCTAATTTTCAAAAATCTCCAAGAAAAATGGAAAATGGTTGGCGATTAGACTATTTCTTAATATCCAAAAAATTATATGATAATATAATTATTAAAGATATTAAAATTTTAATAGACATAACAGGTTCTGATCACTGTCCAATTTATCTTGAAATATAATTAAAAAATTATATTATAATTAGTATAATTTTATTAAAATTATTTTATTTTATTAATTTTCTAATTTTCATTAATTCATAACAAACAATTGGTTCAGTTCCTTTTTTATAATTTAATAACTTAGCATTTCTTGTAGCTTTTAATAAATTTTTTAATTCTTTATTTTGAATAAATTTAACATATAATGCTTTATTAATTGCTTCTGGTAATTTATTTTTATAATTTAAATCAATTAAAATATGCGTAGGTCTTATTTGTTGTCCTTTAAATTTACCATTTTTCGATCCTGCGGCTCTAGCCATTAAAGGATCCTTTGATAAATTAGTATTTGCATCTAATGAAAATTGATTATAAAACGATGGAAAACCATCTTTAAATTTTATAGCATTTAAATAATGTTCAATAGTTTTCCATTTTTTTCCATCTATAACTAATTCTTCTCCTTCATAAAAATTTGATAATTTTTTTCTCCAATCTTTTATATTTCCTAATTTATAAAAGTTATTAATTTCTTTATCTGATATTTTTTCACCACTTCCTTTACCTGGTAAGGAATCTAATGATTTAATATAAAATTGAAATTGAATATTATTATCGTATAATTTATTTGTTGGATCATTACCAAAACTTTCACCACCACCCTCTAATTCTTTAATATCGCTATCTATTTTATTTAATTTAAATTCATTAAAATCTGGTATCATTATAAAAGTTCCCATTTCTCCCTTCAAACAACTTTCAGAAACTAATTTTTTTACTGCGAAAGGTAATTGTTTAAAAGTAAATGCTCCTCTTTTTTTATATGTAATTAATTGATAATGAACTCCATCATAGTCAGTCATAATGTAATAAGATGGTTCAAATAATCCTTTTTCTTCTAGAATTTTATCATTTAACTGACCACATAATACTATATTTAAATCATTAAATGTTGGAGATTTTTTTTTATTTATCAAAAGTTGAGAATTATACTGCTCAAATGAAAATATTATTAATTTAATATTTAAAATTCTCTCTAAAGTGGAAATTGCCCATGTATCTGCCCAAAATTCAGATGATTGAATTAATTCTTTAAATTGTGATAAATTTTTTAAATTTTTCATAAATTTCCACTCTTCTAATAAAGATTTTTGAAACTTTAATTGTTGTTTTAATTCTTCGAATTGCTCTTTTATATTAGTTGCTTCTTCAATTATTTTCTTATGTTCTGTTCTATCAGTAGTTGCTGTTAATTGTAATTTTAATTCTTTATTTCTTTTTATTAAAGATTGTAATTCACTATTACTTATTTCAACACCACTTTTAAACATATCATATTTTTCTTTATAATTTATAAAAATATCCTCTGTAGCTTCATTTGCTAATTTTAATCTTATTTCTTTTACAGATATATTTTTTCCTATTGTTTCTAATCCATCTCTAATTACTGCAAATAAACAATCTCCACCTCCTTCATTATTTACTCTATCAAAATTATTATTTTTAAAGTATTTTTCTATCCACTTTGTATCTTTAGTTGTTATAAATTCTTGTTGTTCTTTTTTAAATTCTTCTTTTCCTTCAATTGGTTTTGCTTCTTTTAATTTATCTTTTTCATATTCATCATCTTCTTCTTCTAATTGTTCTTCTACTTCACTTTCTACTTTTTCTTCTTCACTATCAGAATCTCTACTTTCACTTTCATTTTCACTTTCACTTTCACTTTCACTTTCACTTTCACTTTTTCTCTCTCCCTCATCTTCATTCTCTTCTTCACTATCTTCTTCACTTTCTTCTTCAATCCCTTCTTTAGTATCTTCTCTCTTTTTTTTCTCTTCTTTACCTTTTTCTTCACTCTCTTTACTCTGTTGCTCTTCTCTACCTTCTTCTTGAAATATATCTCTTTCTATTTTTGATAATTTAGGATCAAACAAATCTTCATTATAATTAGTAAGTAAATTTAAATTACTTTTTATAAATTGATAAATCAATGGTGCTCCTACTAAATTTAAATCTAAATCACCATATTTATCTAAAAAATCAGGTAAATTATTATTTAATAATTCAAAAACACCTATTTGAATTAAAACTTTTCTGTTTCCTATTAAATATATAGGAAAATATACAATATTTGCTTTTTCCTGAAAATTTGTTTTTAATTGACCCAAAGCTATAATTATAGATTTTTTATATAGAATCATACTATATAAAGGTGCCCTAAAATCAATATCTGCTTTATCTAAAAATCTAGTTTCTGGATAATTAATTGAAGGATCTAAACGTGATTGAACCATTATATAATCAAAATATATTATTTTTTATAAATTAATCTCATCTTTAATATCCATAAATTTAAATATAATTTTATTAGAAATACTAGGTCTACTTTTTGATTTCATATTAGCAATATAATTTATATTATTCTCTATATCCTCCCATTCATTATTATTTTTAATTAATTTATGTGAATTTTTTATTAAAATAAAAAGAATTTCTGAAATTTCATCTACTTGTATATTTTTTTCTGGCAAATCTGTTAATCTAAAAAATAAATTTATTAATTCAATTATAAAATTTATAATTATTTTACAATCAAGATATTCATTTATAAATAAATTTACAAATAAATTTGCAAATCCTTTATTTTTATCTATTTTTTTATTAATTTCTAAAATTTCACTAAACGATAAATTATTATTATATATTATTTCACTTTCTTTTTTGAAATTTAATATAAAATTATTAATAATTTCTTGTAATGAATCTACTATAAAATTATAGTCTTTTAGTTCTTTTAAAAGATTAGCATATAATCTAGAATAAACTAAATTATTTATTAATAAATTTATAAAATTATCACCAAAATATTTACATTCATTGTAATTATAATTTATACTTAAATTTTTTATATTATTTTTAATATTATTAGATATACTATTGTATTGATTTTCAGTTAATTTATTTAAAAGAGCTCTTATTAAATCAATTTCTTTTTGAATTCCTTCTTTTTTAATAATAATTGTTTTATTAAATGGGATAATTTCTGGAATATTCTCTATTTTTTTATTTTTTTTTTTATATTTATCAAGAAAGTCAGGTGTTTTATTATATTCTGGAGAACTTACTAATTCACTTAATTCATTTATTGTTTCTAAAACATTATTAGGTAAATTATTATTTGAAGATTTTTTTATTGATTTAAAAAATTCTATTGTATATACCTTCATTTATATTTTTTTAATAAAAAATATTTAAGTCTATATAAAAAATATAATTAAATGTTTTTTTTAATATAGACTTAAATGATAAAAAGTATTATATATTATGAATTCTGATGAATTTGTATTAACAAATAATATAATAAATACTTGGGAGGATTTAGAAAATTGTCCTATTAATTTAATTCGAGGAATTTATTCATATGGTTTTGAAAAACCTAGTCCAATTCAACAACAAGCTATTAAACCATTATTAACAAAAAAAGATATAATTGCTCAAGCTCAATCTGGTACTGGTAAAACAGGATGTTTTACAATAGGTAGTCTTTCATTAATTAATTATGAAGAAGATACTACACAAATAATAATAATGGCCCCAACAAGAGAATTAGCTGAACAAATAAAAAAAGTAACAGATAGTTTAAGTCAATATTTAGATAATTTTTCAAGTGAACTTTTGATAGGTGGTATTTCAATAGAAGAAAATATTAAAAATTTAAAAAATAATCCAAAAATAATAATAGGATGTCCTGGAAGAATATTTGATATGATTCAAAGAAAATATTTAAAAACTGAAAACATTAAAACTATAGTTATAGATGAAGCTGATGAAATGTTATCATCTGGATTTAAAGAACAAATTTATAATATTTTTCAAAAATTACCTACTAATGTGCAAGTAGCTTTATTTAGTGCAACACTTCCAGCAGAAATTTATAATTTAACTAATAAATTTATGAGAAAACCTATTGAAATTTTAGTAAAAACAGAACAACTTACTTTAGAAGGAATTCAACAATATTTTATTAATTTAAATGATGATAAAGATAAGTTTGATACATTAAAAGATTTATTTTCAAATATTTCTCTTTCTCAGTGTATAATTTATTGTAATAGTATTCAAAAAGTAGATGACTTATATAATTCAATGATTAATGATAGTTTTCCAGTTTGTAAAATACATAGTAATATGTCAAAAGATGAAAGACAAAAAAATTATAAAGATTTTTTAAATGGAACCTATAGAGTGTTAATTTCTTCAAATATAACTGCAAGAGGCATAGATATTCAACAGGTTAGTACTGTTATTAATTTTGATTTACCAAATTGTGTACATATTTATTTACATAGAATTGGAAGAAGTGGAAGATTTGGTAGAAAGGGATTAGGAATTAATTTTATAACTAAGAGAGATATAAAAAAATTAAAAGAAATAGAAGATTTTTATTCAACAAATATAATGGAGTTGCCAGAAAATTTTTAAACACGTTATATTTATCTTAAATAATTATACCATAAATATAAAAATGAATTTAGAAGAGTTTAAATTACCAATATATTATCAAAAAAAATCTAATAAATTAAATAGTATTGTTATTAATGATCTAGAATTAATAAAATCAGAAAATAATAAAGGTATTTACGAACATATTTTTTCTCCAAAAACAATTTTTAGTGAAAATATAATGAAACATTGGGCAGATAGATATTCATTTAGCGAAAAATTTTTAAAAGATCAAAAATATTTAATTTTAAATATAAAAAATTATAGTATACCTTTAGATATTTGTTTTAATGAAATAAATTCTATTTATAATGAAATTAATGATAATAAAAATTTTAATAACCAATATTCTTTTATAAATATTGATTTTTTAAAACAAGTTAATCAAAATGAAACTATTTTACAAGCATCTAGCTTATATAATATCTGTTCTCCGGTTTTTTCACTTTTAACACCATTTATACTTTTATTAGTACCTTTTTTTTTAATAAAAATTCAAAACTATCCTATAACTCTTGAAAATTACATAGAATTTTTAAAAAAATCATTTGGTAAACACCCACTTGGAGGATTATTTTCAGACTTTAATAGTATAAAGGTAGAAAAAAAAATATATATTGGATGTACAATAATATTTTATATATATCAAATCTATCAAAATGTTATATCATGTATAAATTATTTTAAAAATTTAAATAAAATACATGATTATTTATTTAAAATTAAAAAATATTTAGAATTTACTACTCAGAAAATGGACGAATTTTATAAAATTTCAAAAGACCTTAAATGTTTTAAAAAATTTAATAATATTTTATTAGAACATACTGATTTTTTAAAAATATTTAAAAATAAATTACAAAATATTTCGCCCTATACTTTTTCTTTTAATAAAATTAAAGAATTAGGATATTTATTAAAAATTTTTTATAATTTAAAAAATGATCGACTCTATTTAAAATCCTTAAATTATAGTTTTAATTTTAATGGATATCTTGAGAATATTTCACAATTAAAAATTAATATTGATAATGATATTATGAATTTTGCATCATATAGTAATACTTGTGAATTTAAAGATGTGTATTATCCTCCTTTAAAAAATGAAAACCCTATTAAAAATTCTTTTAAATTAGATAAAAATATGATAATTACCGGTCCTAATGCTGCAGGTAAAACTACTATTCTTAAAACAGCAGCTATTAATATTATTTTAAATCAACAATTATCTTGTGGATGCTTTAAACAAGCTAAACTTAAATTATATGAATTTATTCATTCTTATATTAATATTCCAGATACTTCCGGGAGAGATAGTTTATTTCAGGCGGAAGCAAGAAGATGTAAAGAAATAATAGATGTAATTAATAAAAATTCTAAATCAAAATGTCATTTATGTATATTCGATGAGTTATATTCTGGTACTAATCCATATGAAGCTATTACTAGTGCAATAAGTCTTTTGGAATACTTAGATTCTTTTAAAAATATTAATTTTATATTAACAACTCATTATATAGATATTTGTGAAAAATTAGATAATAAATCTAATATTAAAAATTTTAAAATGAATGTTAAATTTAATGAAAATAATAATTTTAGTTATACCTATAAATTAGAAAAAGGAATATCATATATTAAAGGTGGAACCAAAGTATTAAAAGAATTAAATTATCCAAAAATTATTGTATCTTCAGTAAAAAATAAACTAGAAAAAAAAATTAAAATATAAATATTTATTAAATGATAAAATTTACAAAAAAAAAACAAAAAATTAAAAGTAGAAATAAAAAAGTTAATAATTTAAAATCAAAAAGTAAAAAAATTAAGAATTTAGAATCAAAAAATAAAAATTTTTATGCATCTGATAAATATATATATTATAATATTCACAAATCTACTCTTTTAAGTTTTTATCCAACAGAATCTTGTCAAGCAATTATAAACATTTTAGGTCCAGAAAATGTTTCAAAAATACAAGAACCTCCTGATAAATTTTTAGCAGCTAGAGGAATTAGATGGGTTAGATGTATAAAATTTGGAAAAGCAGAATTTCATTTTTGCCCTCCTTGGCACCTCAAAGGAGAAAAATATTTAAAAGATTTATCTATAAAACAACAATTTGAAAATCCTTATAAAACTCAATTTTTTGAAAGTCATGTAGGTATGTATGTTCCTGATTTAACTGAATGTGCTATTAGAGCTAAAAATTTTAATTATAATCATATGTTAGTACAAAGACAAGATGGTTTATTTCAATTATATGTACATTTACCTGGTTGTTTATCTTGGGTGGAATTAGATAGTATAACAGCAGATTTTAAAAAATTAAAAGATAATGGAATTAAAATTATAAATTTTAAACAAGCTAATGAACTAGGTTTAAAATTACAAAAAGATTTCTTTAAAAAATATGGACCTGATAGTAATTATAATGGTAAAATATTTATTTAATTAAATAAAAATTTAATATCTATTTAATCATAAAACATTTATAATAATTTATAAAATATCAATACGTTAAATATTTTACTTTTATATCTAATATAAAATTAAAATATGGATTTTCAAATTATTATTGTTTTAGGAATAATATTAATTGTTTGTGCTGGAATTTTTTATTATAGTTATTCAAGATTAAATGTTTTAGAAGAAAGTGTAATTAATCAAGGAAAAATACTTCAAACTTTTTTAATTAGTCAACAAAATATAGGAGGTTCAAATTTATCAGAAACTAATAATAAAGAGCTTAATAATGATAATAACAATGTTCAAGATCAAAATTTAATTGATAACGATAAAATAGATATTTCTGAGGATGGAGAAAGTGAAGAAGAAAGTGATGAAGAAAGTAGTGATGATTCTATAGAAGAAAGTGATAACGAAAGTGTAGAAAATGAATCAGAAACAGAAAATGATAAAATAAAATTAACTACTGAAGACATTAAACCTTCTGGAGATATAGTTAATTTAAATGAAGAAATTAGTGATACAAAATCTTTTGTATTTAGCCAAATTTTAGACGTTAAAAATGTTATTAATAATTTAAATTTTGAAAATATTCAAGAAGGCAGTAAAGATCTTGAAAATATAACCGAAATAGAAAATATAACCGAAATAGAAAATATTACAGAAGTTGAAAATTTAGAAGAAAAAGAAAAACCTTCAATTAAGGTGGTAGATATAGAAAATAAACAAGAAGATAATGATGATGAAGCTGATGATAATATAAAACCTAATAAATCTATTAATAAAATGAATAATCAAGAATTAAAAGACCTAATTCTTAAAAAAGGTTTAGCAAGTAATGATGATATATCTAAACTTAAAAAAAGTGAATTAATTGAATTGTTACAAAAATAATAAAATAAGTTATATATATATAATTATTATGAGCTGGGGAACCTGCTATCAAGGATCTAATAATATATATTTATCTGCACCTCCATTAATGAGTGATGGCAGAAATTTTGCTAATTGGCAACCTGGAACTGAAATTGATAATATCTTAAAAAAAAAAGCAAATATTACAAATAATTCTCAGTATAGACAGTATTTAATCAATAATGCTGATAAAATTGTTGAATTAAATCAATTAGAAGCGTGTAATAATTGTGGATGCTGTCCATATTATAATACTGATAAACAAATACCTAATTCTCCATATTTATATAATAATTGCCTTAAAGATAATAAACCTTTTGGATATGAAACTAGTGATCTTAAAAATTTATATCTATCAAGAGAGAAATTAGCTGCTATTAAAAGCATACCAATAACTTTTAAATTAAAATAATATAATTTATTTATTTAAATAAATATTAAATAAATTATGTATATATGAAGTTATTAAGTATTGATGTAGGTATCAAAAATTTAGGAATATGTATATTAGAAAATATAGATAATAAATATAATATTATCTATTGGGAAATAATTAACCTTTGTAATGAAAATAATTCCCAAACATGCAATTTATGTAAAAAAAATGCAAAATTCAGTAAAGATAATATTTTTTTATGTTCTAACCATGCTAAAAAAAATGAATATAAAATTCCTACATCAGATGATAATATTAATAAAATTAAAAAATTAAATATTAATGAACTTAAAGAAAAAGCTATAAGTTATGATCTTTCTTTTAATAAACCCATTTTAAAAAATAGTCTTTATGAATTAATAATTGAAAATTTAGATAAATATTACTTTAAACCTATTGAAGAAGAAAAAGCAGATGATTTTAATATAATTGAATTAGGTATTAATATAAAAAAAAATTTAGATAAAATATATGATAAATTTTTAAAATTAGATTATATAATTATAGAAAACCAAATTAGTCCCATTGCTAATAGAATGAAAACAATTCAAGGAATGTTAGCCCAATATTTTATAATGTACAATTTTAAAAATATAGAATTTATATCAGCTCAAAATAAATTAAAACTTTTTTCTGATTTAAAAAACACTTCTTATAATGAAAGAAAAAAAATGGCAATTGAATATTGTAAAAATTTATTAATCAAAAATAATAATTTAGAAATAGATTTTTTTTTAAAACATAAAAAAAAAGATGATTTAGCCGATTGTTTTTTACAAGGAATTTTTTATTTATCAAAAATGGAATTATTAAATATATAATTACGTATTACTTAAAATTAAAAGTTCTTATATAATCATAATGACAGAATTAATTCCAGAAGTTATTGAAATAAATAAAGTTAATTCAATGGATGTTGTAGATTTAAATAATGAGGATAATATTGGTAAACCTTCTATAAATTTTGGTGGAGGAATTGAATTATTAATGAATAGCAAAAGAAAAGATAACAAAACTCCTACATCTGATATTGATTTAGATGACATTTCTAAATTAGAAAGTGAGTTAAACGAACTTTCAATTAATCAAGATATTCAAATAGAACCAAAAGCTACTAATGAAGTTAAAAAATCAGATTTATTTAAACCAATTTCAACAGATATAAATACTACTTTAAATAAAGGAAATAAATTAAATGAAAATACTGAAGAAGATAAAGAAATTAAAAATTTACATGTAAATTTTGGAAATGTAGAAAAATTAAATAAAGAAAATAAAGATAAAACTTGGGATGGTTTTAGTAATTTTAATAATATACCAAATAATCCTGATTTACCTGCTACTCCAAAACTATCTAAAGAAGAGTTACTTAAAGAAAAATTTAAATATCTAAGAAAGTTTGAAGCTTTAGAAAAGAAAGGAGTTTCATTAACGAAAAAATATGATATGGAATCAAATTTAGATGAAATGATAGGAGAATATGAAATGATTATAGCTGAAAAAGAAAAAAGCAATAGTATTAAATTCCAGGGAAGAATGTTAATGGCTTGTTTAACTGGAATTGAATTTTTAAATAATAAATTTGACCCATTCGATATTAAATTAGATGGCTGGAGTGAGCAAATTCATGAAAATATTGACGATTATGAAGAAATTTTTGCTGAATTACATGATAAATATAAATCTAAAGCTCAAATGGCTCCTGAAATTAAATTATTATTTCAACTTGGCGGTTCTGCATTAATGATTCATATGACTAATACTATGTTTAAATCAGCTATGCCAGGAATGGATGATATTATTAAACAAAATCCAGAACTAATGAAACAATTTACTCAAGCTGCTGCTAATACTATGAGTGATAATAATCCTGGTTTTGGAGGATTTATGAATAGTTTTATGGGAGGAAGAGATGATGAAAATACTCCAAATATAGGTCCACCTCCACCAGCAGTTGAAACTAAATCTTATAAAACTCAAAGACCTATATATCCTAATAATCGACCTGATATTAAAAATAATAATGAAGAAGGTATTTCTTTGGAAAATATCTTCCAAGAAGTAGGTAAAGAAAAATCATCACAGCAATTAAGACCTGAAATGAAAGGTCCTAGTGATTTAGGATCTATTTTATCTGGACTTAAAACAAAACAAGTTAATATTCAAGACAAAGATGATAGTACAATTAGTATTAAAGATTTAAAAGAAATGAATCAAAATCAATCTTCTAGAGGAAAGAAAAAACAAAAAAGTGAAAAAAATACTATTAGTTTAGATATGTAACGATTTTTAAAAATCGTTTATATTTAAATGATTTTGATAATAAATTATATCATCAATAGTTAAATTTTTATCACCTTCTTTAATTGAATATTTATTATTATTATTTAATAAATATTTTTTACAAAAATCAACTGTTAAACTTTGTGTCATTAATATACTTTTTAATGAAACTTGGGAGTGATTTAACATAAATTCTAAATCACTTATATTATATTTTTTACCTTCAAACATCTTAAAGTTATCTTCATTCCAATTTTTTATTTCTTCAGCATTCCACATTTTCTTTTTATTATAATTAAAGTTTTTAAATTCAATTTTATATTAAAATATTATAAAGACAATGAATTGTAATTTATCTAATAAATTTATATTTTTTGGTTGTTGGAATGAATCTTATTGTAACCCTTATAATAAATTTCTCTCAGGATCTAGTCAAGTTATTAATAATTTGTTATCAGGTAATGAAACTCCTAAATTTTACATTGTAGCTGGTGATAATTATTATCCTAGAAAAAAAAAAGAAAAAAATATAAAAGAGTTTTCTAATGCTGATTTTACTTCAGGATTTAAATGTTTAGAATTATTAAAAAATAAATGTTCTCAAGAAACTCCTATTTATATGCTGATGGGAAATCATGATTTACAATACGAAAATGGTTTATTTGATAGTTATACTAAACAAAAATTAGATAAGTGTTATATTCTTGACGAAGAATTAAAATACAAAGATATATTTCATTTTAACAAACATCATATAGTTTTTAATAATAGTTTAATTATTTTTATTATTTCAACTCTATATACTAATGCTTTAGGAAAAGGAATAATAAGTGAAAATGAATGTGTTAATAAATTGAAACAAACATTTAGCGATAAACATTGGGACTCCAAAAGTTTAGAAGATATTATTAAAGATGAAGAAGATCATATAATTAAAATTATTAATAATTATATAAAAGAAGGAAAAAACTTTAAAAATATCATTGTATGTGGTCATGATCCTATTGTTTCTAGAAGAAATAAAAAAAAAGATGGTAATATAAAAAAAATTATAGAAACAATTAATGAAAATGGTTTAAAATTTTTAAATAAAATTTATAGTTCATTTAAATATGATATTAACAAATGTTATCTTTGTGCAGATGTCCACCAATTTCAAAAATGTAATATTAAAATTGGAACCAATTCTCTAAATCAATATGTAGTAGGAACAGGTGGAACAACTTGCGATGAAGAATGTGTTCCTATTATGGATCCTATAGAAACAACTATATCTGAAGAAGAATGGAAAAGTGAAAAATTAAAAGGACCAGATACATTATTAAAATATTTTAAATTAGAAGAATGTGAAAGAGCACATGGATATTTAGTAGGAAAAGAAAATAGTGATGGTATTTTTGAACCTTATTTCCAAAAAACTGGAGAATGTATTGATAATTGGAAAATTGTTAAAAATCAAATTAAATTTGAAGATCAAATAATGAAATCATCAAAAGCTCGTAGTTCTATGTATTCAATGAGAGGAGGTAAAAAAAGTAAAAAAAAAACTATTAAAAAAAAAACTATTAAAAAAAAACTATTATAAAAAAAACTATTAAAAAAAAAACTATTTAAAAAAAAACTATTATAAAAAAACTATTTAAAAAAAAACTATTTAAAAAAACTATAAAAAAAAAATAAATAAAAAATTAAAAAATTTTATTATTTAATATTTTATTTAATATTCAGCAATTAATTGTGCTATACTTACTAATTGTTGTTCTAATTCTTTTCTTTTATACTCATCTTTTTCTTTCTCTATTTTATAAATTAATTTTTCTAATGTTAACATTAATTCTTTTTTACTTCTATTTTGTCTTTTAAATGTTCTTACACCAGGCTCTTCCCATGGCGGATTTGTCATTTTTTTTTCAACTCTTAATGATACCATATTGGAAGGCCTATTTAATACTCCTGCTATTCTAAAATATTTTTTTCTACTCTTTCCTCTTTTTTTTCTTGCAAATTTCCGTGTTTTCATATATATATATATAATTATATAAAAAATTTAAAATACTCACAAAATAATATTAATATAATACTTATTACTATCCAAAATATAAAAAAATAAAATCCACTAGTTATAGCACTCCAAAATGGTTTATTTCCTAATACTACTAATATAAATACCCATACTAAAGCCCAAAATATTCCCGCGCTTTCATTTAAATTATTGTTTTTAAATAATAAATTTTTTTCATGTGAATTTAATTGATTTAATAAGTCATCCAAATTCATTATAATATAAACTTATATTATTTAATATTTAAATTAAATAATTTATCTAGAGGCATAGGTTCATAACCATTAACTACTTGATATTTTTGAAAATTAATTACTCCTCGTTCTCTCAAAAAGTCTTCATCAATTAGTTGATTACCTGTAAATATTTTTGGATCTTCTTTAATTATTTCTTCTATAGCATCTGAGATAATATCAGGTTTTCTCCAATCTTTTTTATTTCCTAAATTATTTTTACGAACTGCATCTGTTTCAATCGCTGTTTTTGGCCAAATTGTATTTGCTGCTATATTAAATTCTTTATTTTCTGCTGCTATACCCATCGCAACCATTGTCATACTAAATTTACTTATCATATAAGCAGTTTTATTACTATAAGTTTCTAATTTATTTAATTTTTGTAAAGGAGGTGAATGATTTATAATATGACCAAAATTATTTTTCTTCATTAAAGGTAAACAATATTTTGACATATAAAATGAACCTTTTGCATTAATATCATTAATTAAATTATATCTTTTTTCTGGAGTTTTATCAATTTTTGTCCACCATAAAGCACTTGCATTGTTAACTAATATATCTAACCTGCCAAATTTTTTATCAATTTGCTCTACACAATTTTTAATTGAATCTAAATTTCTTAAATCTAAAGGAACTGCTAATGAATCTACATTAAATTTTTTAATATTTTCTTGAACACTATAAATACTTCCTGAATTATTATTATTTTCAGTACTTTTGGCAGCAATTACTACATTATATCCTAATTTAGCAAATTTTGTAATTATATTTGCTCCAATTCCTCGGCTTGATCCTGTTACTAATGCTACTTTTTTCATTTTCTTTTTCTTATAATTAATTTTTTTTATTTCATTTTTTAATTATAATATTATATTAATATAATTTATTATATTAATATGTTATTAATATTTTTAATATTAAATGTTGTTTTAGCAGTTTGTTTACTTTTTGTAGAAATAAATATTAATAAATTAAGATTGGAATATGCTTTTTTTAAAATGTTTGGATTTTTAATTATAAGTATTGTTTTATCTTTTTTAATTAACCATTTTATTAATCCTCATCAATCTTTCCAACCTCCAAAAAATACACTTGATAAAAAAAATGAATATAATGAAAATAAAATTGACGAACAAAATACAAATCCAGACTTGTTAAAAGCTCTAAAAAAAAGTATTATAGATAGCGGTTCTTCTTTAAATAATTCATTATTAAATGGAGAAAATTTTTTTACTGCTAATAAAAATATGTTTAATTTTTAAATTAAACAATAATCAATAATCAATAATCAATAATCAATAATCAATAATCAATAATTATTAAATTTTAATTATTAATCAGTTTATTTATTAAAGTTTAAACCTTTATTATTTTATAATGAAAACCTTTGTAATTAATTTAGATAAATGTATTAAAAATTTTGAATATCAAAAACCAATATTAGAAAATATAGGGTTAAATGTTGAAAGGTTTAAGGGAATAAATGCTATAGATGATGATTATTTAAATTATAAAAAATATATCAATAATTTAGCTTTAACTTTAACTCCTAAGAGTGTATTAGGCTGTGCGCTTTCTCATATTATACTTAGTGAAAAAATTAAAAACTTAAATTTAGATATATGTTTAGTAATGGAAGATGATGCTTTTCCATTATTTGAAAGAAAAGAATTTAATAAAATTCTTAAAAAAACTATAAATGAAATTTCAATTTTAGACAAAGATTGGGATATTATACAACTTCATAGCGATGCTCCTTTTCCAACTCCTAATACATATTTTACACATACATTAAGTGGAAGTACTGCCGCTTATTTATTAAGTAAAAAAGGAGCTATTAAAATGAGTGGTGAAAAAGTAGGATGGCATATAGATATACATACATCATGTAATAGTAAATTTAAAAAATATAGAAGTAAACATAATTTATTTTGGACTCAAGAAAATTTTAGTTTAAATAGAAATTTTTCTCAAAATTTTTTAATTAATATTAAAAGTCAATTATTATCTTTATTAATACCATTAAGAGGAGAAAAAAGTTGGCAAGATTTTTTAAATTTCAAAATAGTTAATATTCCTTTCTATAAAGAATTATCTGCTGATGAAATTATAAATCTTTTATTAGGATATTTTTTATATAAATTTATTAGATTTCAAATAAATCGAAGAATTAATTATCAATTAACGTTCAAAATTGCTTAATTAAGTATAATAATTAATTATAATATGGATAACAAAGATTGCATCGACTCTCAAAATATTTTACAAATAATTGATTCAAAATTACAAACATTTAGGCGAAAAAGGCAACTATTACAAGAAAAAATATCAACACAAAAAGACGAAGTAGAACAAATAAAAAATAATATATCTGAATTACAATTAAAATTAAAAAGTACTTCTGAAAATATTGAAAAATCTACTTCTTTAATTTTAGAATATGAAAAAATTATAGATGAAATTGATTTAGGTTATAAAAATATAATTGATAGTGGCCAAACATTATTATCTTTAGTTAAACTTCCAATCGAATAAATTTATATTTTATCTATAAATATTTATAAAGATGAATAATATTTTATCTTATAAATCTATTTTACTTTTACTTATTGTTTTAATTTTATTAATAATATTTTTTTTTACAATTAATTATTTTATTCCATATATTCAAAATAAAAATAATTTAATAAAAGTTAGAGATTTTACTAATAATAAAATAATAAACAAATCTGATTACATTTATAAATTTAATCCTTATAATAATAAATGGCTGAGAGATGATTGGGAGAATAGATATAAATTAAATTCTCCTCCATTAATTTATAACTATTCCTGGTTTAATCCATTATACTGGAATAGTCCAGTATGTAAAAGAGGTTGTATACAAACTGACATTGGACAATGGGGCTGTCAATATCCTGGATATTCATCTAATGATTGTTTTTTTGCATCTGATTGCAGAGGATGCTAATTTATTTATTTTTAACATTTAATTTTTTTCCGTTTATTATTAAAGTTTTGATAATTATTATTTTTATTATAAATATGTCTTTTAACTTGTGTTTCATTAATTGATAAATTATTAAATTGTTGACATATATTATTTATAATATTATTATCTGAAAAAATATCTAGATTATAATAAATTCCATCAATTGAATATGGATGTTCTAAAATATTAATATCCTTGATAACCATTTATATATTATAAAATAATAAAAAAATTATACAACTTAATATTAAATAAATAATATAAATATTTATCTAAATATAATATTTATAATGCATATAGATTTAAATAATTTAGATAAAAAAAAAGTTATATATTTTTTAAATATTCATATATTTTCATTAATTGGTTTTTATAGATTAATAATACATTATAATAAAGTTAATATTTTAACTAACTTATTAATTTGGCATCACTTAGGAGCTATAGGAATAACTGCAGGATGCCATAGATTATGGAGTCATAGATCTTATAAAGCAAAAATGCCATTACAATTTTTTCTAATGATTTTAACAAGTATAGCTAATCAAGGTACTATTATACACTGGGTTAGAGATCATAGATGTCATCATAAATTTTCTGATACTGAAAATGATCCACATAATAGTAATAAAGGATTTTTTTATTCACATATAGGATGGTTGTTAATTAAAAAATCAAAAAAAGTAATCGATGCAGGAAAAGATATAGATTTATCTGATATTATTAATAATCCTATTATTAAATTACAATATAATTTGCATCCTTATTGGAATATTGTTTGGTGTTTTATAATACCTTCTTTATATGGTAAAATTTTATTAAATAATTTTATAGATTCCTTTTTAATTTTTGGAATATTAAGATGGGTTTTTTTATTACATTCTACATGGTGTATTAATTCTATTGCACATTTTTTTGGCAATAGACCATATAAAAAAATTCCTCCTTCTCAATCTTTTATTTGTTCATTATTAACAAGTGGAGAAGGTTGGCATAATTTTCATCATGTTTATCCGTATGATTATAGTGCTTCTGAACATGGTTTTTTAATTGAATGGAATCCTACAAAATTATTTATTGATTTTTTTTATCAAATTGGTCAAGTTACTGATAGAAAAAAAATTAGTTTTGTTAAAAAATATATATAATTAATTTAAATATCTTGATAAAAATTAAATTAATTATAAGGATATAATTGATTTTTATATTTATTTTCTAAATTTTTATTTATATTTTTTTTTGTAATTTTTTGATCTTTCAACCAATCATTAATATCTATTGATTCAGGATAAATACATTTATTTATATTACAAAATTTAACACCTTCATTTTGTTTTATATTTAATTTGGTTATATAATGTTCTTTAAAAATTACTTTTTCAATTGATTTTTTTCCTAATTTATATAGTAAACCTTTTTCATCTAATAAAAATTCACCAATATATCTAGGATTTTTAACTTCTTTCCAATTTAAGTTTATTAAATTAGAATGTATTTTTATAAAACACATTAATAATTAATACTATTTGGTTATAATTATTATATCAATTTTTTTAAATATTTATTGGTAGATAGATATATTTTTAAAATTTTAAAAAAAAATTAAATATTTAATATTTAAATAGTTAAATATTAAATATTAATAATATGTCTTGATTTACCACCTTTTTTTGAATTGTTTTTTTTATACCATTTAATAATATCTGCTGATTCTTTTAAATTTTTAGTTGTAATATAATAATATTCACGTATTTTTGAACGTTGATGAACCTTTCGTTGCCTAGATGTAATGTCATATTTACCCAGCATTTTTATATATAAATTTATATTATATTTTTAGTTTCAATTTTTAAAAAAATTAAATTATTAAATAAAAAAATTAATTATAATATTATAAATTAAGAAAAGTATCTTCATTAACATATATATGATTACATACTTTTTTAATAATTTTATCTTCTTTAATTAAAGAATCATCTGTTGAAGTGTTAATTAATTTTAAATAATCACTCTGTTCTTCTGGATTATTCATCCAATTAGGGTGTTGAGTTACCCATTTATCCAAACTTTTTTGTTGTACTCTACCAATTTTTTTTAATGCTTCTTTAAATAAAGAATTATTTGTATCTTTTTCCCATTTATCATTTTTTATATATACAGTTTCTCTCTTTGGATCTGTACAATGCAATGGTCTCTCATATAAAGATAATTTATTTATATTTTCTATAAAGATATTAGATACTCCTTCATTTATACCTTTATTTTTTGTTAATAATAGATTATCTATATTTACTTTTATTTTATCTATAAATTCATCTATAGATATAGCATCTCTACATTGTTCATGTAAAAAAATATTTATATTGATCTTTTGTTTATTATTTACTATATTGTTGTTTCCAATTTTTGGAAGTAATTCACCTATATGACCTATTAGTTTTGCATTTTCTTCAATTGCTTTTTCTAACATTCCTTTATAATCTATTTTATCTTTATCCAATCCATTAAAATTTTCTTTTTTATATTTACATTTTTTTTTATGTCTATAATATCCTGTATCATAAACATAGGATTTTCCGCAATCGCAAAACCATTTTTCGTTAGGCATTTTTTGGCATTTTTTACTATCCAAAAAATGCCGATTATGTTTCAGTGTCAATAAATGTTTATTATAATTACTTTTTTTACTGCATTTAAAATTGCATAATTTACATTCAAAAAATTCGGCATTTTTTTTACTATCCATTTTACTATCCAAACTATCCATAAAATGATAGTAGAAAAATGCCTAAATTATTTTTATTAATTTTAAAAATTTTTTTACAATAACAAATATTTTTTCTTTAAAATAGAAATTAAACCATAATCGTCTAAAGTGGTTTTTTTAAAAATTTTTAAAAATTTTAAATTCCATTTTTAAAAATTGGACATACTTTTTTTGTCCATTTTTGAAAAATCAAATTGAGAATTTTTTCAGAATTTTTTATTTTTTTTTTTAATAAATATTTTTTTAATAAATATTTTTTTTTATAAAACATATTAAATTTTAATAAATATTTTTTTATTAAATTTAATAATAGTAGGCAGAGAGATTATAATTATATATTAATATAATTTTTTAAATGATCCAATACTAAAATGATATATAATAAATAGAAATAATCCTAATAAAACATCTATTAATAATGGTATAAACGAATAATTATTTTTATTTATAGCTAAGTATCCAAATAATAGATATAATAATGCATGAAAAGGTCTTAAATAATGCCACCAAGCTTTTTGTCCAAAGGTGCTTCCTTTTTTTTTATTAAATAAAAAAGTTAATGTAAATCCTAATCCAATTAAAATACCTAAATAACCAAAATAAGGTAATAAATTTTTTGGAATAAAATATACAATTACTACAAAAATACTTCTTACTAAAATACAACCAAATATAAATAATAAAAATATTTTTTGAAATTTATTCATATATATTACCAAAGATATATATGGCTTAATATTTTAGGATTATAATAACCATTACTTTTTTTTTTTTCTTTTAAAATAGCTTCTCTCCGATTTTTAGTTCCAGAATGTCTTGAAAAATAATTTTCCATACGTTTTCTAGTTAAATGATTTAATTTACTATATAGTCTTAATGGTGTTCTATCTTTGTATTGTTGATATCTACTATCACCAAAATTTATTTTTCGAGTTTTATGTGTATTTTTGTTTCTTACAGTAGCAGTATATTTTTTTGGAAAATTACCTTTTTCAAATTTAATTATAGTCTCTTTCATAATATATAATTAATATATAAAATATAATTATATAATATATATTTTTTTTTATTTTAAATATTTTTTTTTTACTTTAATTTTTAATTTTAAATTATTAACATTACAACAATCACATTCATCCTTAAAGTCATCAATACAAATACATTGAAATTTAGATAAATCTTCATTTTGATCTATTTTACAATTTAATTCAGGATATTTTTCATATAATTTAAAAATAGCTTGTTCTTTCATTTTTGCTTCTATCATAATATCAATATAAATGCCAAATTTTTTGGGTATATTTAATAGATATTCAGGAATAACTTCTATAAAATCACTATGATGTCCACACCTACCAGATCCTTGTTCACTAACATGAAATTTAGGTTTAATATCTCTTTTTTCAAATGTTTTTAAAATAAATGGAATATAATATTCAGGATCTTTAAATTCTTCATTTGGATGTAAAATTTTATAACATTCAAAATGATGAGTATCAAATACAATAGGTACATTTACTTTTTCTGAAATTTCTAGACAATCAACAATTGAAAAATTTTTTTCACAATTTTCTAATACTAATCTTCTTTTAATTTTTTCTGGTAATAAATTATATCTTTCGCACCAACGTTGTTTTGTTTTTTCTTTATCATTAAATACTCCACCTCCATGTATTACCATAACTGAATTTTTATCCATATCCATTAAATCTAATACACTTGCATGATAATCTAAATCTAATATAGTATTTGTAAATACCTCTTCACTAGGAGAAGCGATTACATTATATTGACCAGGATGAAATGTTAATCGTTGATTATATTTTTTAGCTTTAACTCCAATTTCTTTTAATAAATCTAATGCAAAATCAAATGTATATTTAATTGCTTTAGGATTAGATTTATGAGGAAATAATTCACTACTTAATCTAAAAACTTTTATTCCATTTTCTTCATTCCATTCTATTAATTTAATTGTATCTTTTAAATTTTCTATTATTTTTTCTTTAAGATAATCTACACCTTTTTCATTTAATGTTTTTAAAATTATTGACCTAGAAGAAAATATTGGTGGTTTCATAGATCTCAAATTTGTATTTAAACAACATAAACCTAATTGAACAGGTTTATTACTGCTCATTTTTTTTATAGGATTTTTATGATTAAAATAAAATTCAATTTTAAGAAAAAATTTTATTTACAAAATGTGATACTTAAAAAAAATACAGCTATAATACCTAATAATAAACCAAAATGGTAATTAAACTGCATAGTTTTGTAAATTTTTAGCCATGACTCTTTTTGTTCTTTACCCTCAATATGTAATATCATATAGTCAGGTTTAGGAGATAAAATATAATAATAATAAGATGTTATAAAAGATATACTTGCAATTAGACATCCAATACTAATATAATTTAATTTAATTTTGTTAAATATTTTCATAACAATTACAATTAAAGATAATATTAATCCTATACCATATCCTTGGAAATATAAATTTCTTCTATAATTTATAATATTTTGATAAATTAATAATTGATTATTAGATAGAGTTTTTTTAAAATCATTACTTATCTCTTGAGTATCTATAAAAAAAGCCATATAAATCATTCCAATTATAAATATTAATGAAATACTACATGATAATATACAAAATTTCATTATATATATATTATATTATTAATTTATATTAATTTATATTAATTAGATAATTGTTCTACTACAAAGTCTACACCTAAAATAATATTAAAACTAAATACTGAACCTATAATAACTAAAATTAAACCTATATAAAACAAATATCCATGAGTTAAAGATTTATTTTCTATTTTTTTTTTATCATCTAGTTGTACTAAATAAATTCCTAAAATTAATACTAATATACCAATTAGTAATTGTGGAATTGTTCCTATTAATATACCTGACGTCATAGCGGCAGATTCTTGAAATATAGTTTTTAATGTACCTACTTTTTTCATTATATAATATTGTTATATTTTATATGGAGCCCCAAGATAAATATTTATATAATGAAACCAAAAAAAACATTTTTAAAAAATATCCTAAACATAGTGCTTATAGAAGTGGAATCTTAGTTAAAACTTATAAAAAAAATTTTTTTAAAAAATATGGAAATAATAAATCATATATTGGAAAAAAAAATTTAACCAAAGGATTATCAAGATGGTTTCGTGAAAAATGGAAAAATCAAAGAGGAAGTATTGGATATAAATATAAAAGTGATGTCTATAGACCAACAAAAATAATTAGTAAAAATACACCTAAAACTTTTAAACAATTAGGAAAAAAAGCTATAAATAGAGCTAGAACAGAAAAATATAGAACTGGCCATGTAAAAAGATTCTAGTATTATATTATATATGAATAAATGTTGTAATATTAAAAATTACAAGAGTAAAAAATGTATAAGAAAAGATGGTAAAGAATTTAATTTACCAAGAAAATTTTCAATTAAAACCTGTAAAAGAAAAAAAATTAAAGGTTTTACTATGATATCATCTTGTGTTCCATTTAAATTTTGCGGTAAAAATGGTGGATCAAAAAAAAAATTTATGTTTAATCCTAATGATTCAAAAAAATCATTTGATCTTTATATTGATAAGAATCCTAAAGATACTATTAAAATAAAGTATTCAACAGTCAATGATGTAAAAAATACCATTTATAATTTAGAAAAATTGTATAAATCCAACAAATATTCGCATAAAAGAATTTGGCAAGTAGGTATGATACTAAAGACAAGATTAAAAATCTTAAATAATTATAAATATACTAAATATAGAAAAGCTAAAAATATAACATCAAGATTTTTTATTGCTAATAAATATTTCAAATTTTTAGGAAAGAGATCAAAAATTAAAAATCAAAATACTAGGAAAAAATTAAAATTTAATTTATAAATTTCCATTTATATTGTTCTGCACAATTATCAATTATATTTAAATCTAATTCATATTCTTCTAACTGATTAATTCTTTGTATATTTAAATCAGATTGGGTTTCTTTTGATATAAATTTTTTTTTTATAGATTTATAATCATAATATTTTTTTGTTATTATTACTAAAAATAAAGTAATAGAGATAAAATATTTATTATTCATAATATTTATATATATATATATATATATATATATATATAATGAGCAATAGAATTATATCAATGAATAGTGTTATTAATAATACAAAAACTAACTTATTTAATACATATATTCCTGGTTCGGGAGTAGGAGCCAATAGTATATCTAATAGAAGAGCAAAAATTTTAAGAGCAACTTTAA